GATCCTAGCCGTGACTCGTCGGTTGGCGGTGTCGGCACCCAGCGCCTCGCGAACCCTGCCACGTGGGGTGGTGACGGCGACCATTTGCCAATTGTGCAGGCGTACGCGCTCATGCTCGGCATTACCTACAACGGTCAGTGGCTCTATGGTCTCCAAGGGATCAACGTTAACCGCGTTCCTGTTGCGGACGTAATCGCCCAGATCAACAAATGTCGCATCCCATTTCAGGGACCCGAGGGCATGGAACCCCAGTACCGTTCGGGTGGTGAGCTTCAGGTTGGCGCTCAGATCAAGACGGCCATTGAGGCACTACTGACCTCGTGCCAAGGTCGAATGACCGAAACGGCAGGGACATACAAGTTCCGCGTGGGTGCCCCCGACGCGCCCGTGTTCTCGTTTAACGATGGCGTCATTATCTCCACCGAGGAGCAGTCATTTACCCCGTTTTTCGGCCTAGAGGACAGTATCAACGGTATCCAGTCCACCTACCCCAACCCCAATGAGGGATGGGCGACCAAGACGGCCCCACCGATCCACCGGTCCGATCTGGAATTGCTAGACGGCAATCGCCGCCTCATGGCCTCTGTGTCGCTCGACATGGTGTACAGCATTGGTCAGGTGGAACGGCTACAGAAATCGGCCCTTGAGGAAGCCCAGCGCGCCCGTCGCCATACCTATGTGCTTGGCCCTGAAGCTTGGGTCTTGGAACCCGGCGACATTATCGAATGGACCAGCGAGCGCAACGGCTACATCAATAAGCTGTTCCGCGTGGACGGCCTAGCCGACCGTGCCGACTTGGACATTTTGGTCGATATGACCGAAGTGGACCCTGCCGATTATGACTGGGATTTTGACGAGGACTTCACGGGCGTTGTAGACGGCCCAATTCAGATCGTTGGACCGCAGCCGCTCCCCATGATCGGGTGGCAGGCTTATGGTGTAGAGGTCCTCGACAATGAGGACCGTGCGCGCCGTCCGGGCATTGAGGTTTGGTATCAGCCCGGACTGTCCAACATCGAGTTCGTGCGCGTTCAGGTCCGTATGCCGGATGCGGCCAGCCCGTTCATTGATATTGTGGTGAACTACGGCTCCCCGTGGCGCACCCAGATCGTCGGCAACCTGATCAATAATACCGAGTACGAGGTCCGTGGGGTCTATATGACCTACGACCGCACCTTGGCCGATTGGTCCGACTGGCTCTTGGTCCTGACCCCCAACACCAAGTTCCTGCCGGGTCTCGACTTCGATCCGTTCGAGGGCGTGGTGGACTTTGAGAACCTCGGACCCGCACTGACCGAATGGACTACCCAAATGGGTATGACCAACCGGGAACTGATTGCCGCCATTCAGGAAACGGCCAACTACGCAGCCGACCAAGAGGCCGCGAACAGCCTACAGTTCCAAGAGGTCCGCCATGAAATGGGCATATCGCTGGGTACGGTGTCGGCCAACTTCCTCCAGACGATCACCGTGGCCATCGTGCCCCTGCAAAACTCTGTGGTCGCACTGGCCGATTACCTGACGCAGCTGAGCGCGGGTGACGGCTCTGACGTGAGTACCGCGCGGTTCCGTATGACCACACTGAGCGGGCCAGCCGGATATAGCCGCATTGGCGCTCAGACCCGTGTGGATACTGCCGACCCCTTAGCATGGCGCGGTGCCGCATGGTATCTCGACACGCCGAATGATCCGCTCTTGCCGACCCGATTCCTTGTCGAGGCGGACCAGTTCATTGTGGTTAGCAATGGTGGTGCGACCGAAGCCCAAATGATGATCTTTGACGGCACGGCTCTGCGGGTTAACAACCTGTTGGTCCGTACGGCATCCATGGCTGATCTGTCCGTGACCACTGCCAAGATTGACAACCTTGCGGTCAAAGCGGCCCAGATCGATAACCTTGCGGTCACCACGGGTAAGATCGATAACCTTGCGGTCACCACGGGTAAGATTGCAAATCTTGCGGTCAACACCCTTCAGATCGCGGGTAATGCCGTGACGGTCCCCGCATACGCCGCGACAAGTGGGGACACGACTATCGTCCCCGCCATCCTGAGCGTTGGTGACTTCGGTATTGATCCATACTTTACCACCGTCCAGACGGTTGCGATTACGGTTACGGGTGGCGACATCTTCATTGACTGTAGTCTGTCCACACGACCATCCAGTTCGGGTGACTACTGCTTCATCGGTGGTCGACTTCTCCGTAACGGTTCCGAGATTCGCCGTTGGACGTTCATCTCCAGCGGCCTCGGCAATCCGTACTCGTCATACGCAGGTGCACCACCAGTCAACCAGCCCCAAGCCGTGCCTGTGTATGACCCCGGGCTAGGCGCTGGAACCTACACATACACTCTCCAGGTCGCCGCAGGCAGATGGATTTCAGGGGACAACATCATTGTCTCAAACCGCCAACTCCGCGCATTCAACAGATTGAAATGACATGCCGAACTTCACCGTAATTGACGCCGAAACGCTAGAGGTCCTCCGGTTCGGATGGGTCGAGGATTTCGATATGCACACGCAGTCCACCGCACCGAATGAAGTCACTATTGAGGGGATGTATGATGATACCGAGTGGGATTTTGTAGTCTCCCCGACTGGCCTTGAACCAGTCAAGAAAACCCTTTAGGATACGTCACCATGGTCAATACTGTTCCCTCCGATTACGTCACCGGCACGATCACGCTAACCAATGGGAGCGCGGCGTTCACTGGGACCGGCACGGGCTGGCTCGCCATGATGTTCCGTCAGGGTGACATGATCCTCGATCTGCCCGACGCGCCCGAATACATCGCCATCATTGACGAAGTTACGACCAACACGGCGGGTACACTCACCCGCCCATGGCTCGGCCCTACACTGACCGGCGCGTACCGTATGCGCTACCAATGGGACGCGGGGCGCGTTACGGCCATGTCGGCCTTCCTGCGCGAGGAACTGGGCAATGGGAACCTACAGGCATTTGCGGCCCTAGTGGGCAGTGCGGGCGGTGTGCCCGTATTTATCGGACCGGGTGCAATGGAGGTTCGACCCGCAACGGACTTCGTTAATGGCGTGGCGTATGACGTGCAGGTTGACACCCTTGCCGACCGCGCGGCATTTGATGGGCAATCAGAGGGGTTCTCCGTACTGGTGTCCAACATCGGGGACGGGCGGTCCGCACTGTACTCCAAGGCAAGTAATGCCGTTGGGGACTGGACAGACCCCGCGTATATTACGGGACCTGTTGGGCCGCTACCTACCATCACGGTCGATACGACCACGACGCTACCTCCCGGCTCCAGCGCTACTGTCACCAGCACGCCCGTGACTGGCGGTGTAGAGTTGGACTTCGGTATTCCAGCAGGTGAGGGGTTCGTGTCGCGCGGCACGTACTCTGGTGCAACGGCATACGTGAAGGGTGATGTGGTTCAAAATAACGGGTCGTCTTGGATCGCCAAGATCGCCACGACGGGTAATGCCCCTCCAGTTCTACCGACCGTAAGTAACACGTGGTGGGAACTGCTCGCAGCTGCGGGGCTGAATGGTACTGGCACGGGTGATGTCGTCGGTCCGGCTTCAGCCACGGATAATGGTTTTGCCAGGTTCGATGGAACAACTGGAAAGCTGATTAAGGATAGCGCCGCCAGGATCGCAAATGCTGACCTTGCGGATGTTCCAACCGCGACGATAAAAGGTCGAGTAGCCGCTGGGACAGGCGTTCCGACTGATTTGACAGCAGCGCAGATTCGTACCCTTATTGGATCAGTAGGCATTGCTCGGGTGCGTGTCATCACCGGGTCCGGTACTTACGTTCCTGACCCGGATTTGATTTTTGCAGATGCATGGGGAACAGGTGGTGGCGGGGGCGGTGGGGCTTGTCAGGGCGGGACGACAAGCGGGGCTGCGTCCGCAGGCGGCGGCTCGGGCACAACAAGTCGTCGCATTCTGACCAAGGCACAAATCGGCGCATCTCAAACTGTCACTATCGGACCGGGCGGGTCGGCGGGCAGTTCCGGTCCATCAAATGGTGGGAATGGCTCAACAACCAGTCTTGGGACGCTCCTCACCGCTCCGGGCGGCGTGGGTGGCGGAGCCACAAATGGTGCTAGCAGTTCCAACGGCGTTGGTGGTGACGGCGGCGCGACAGGTACTGGTGATGTATCTTTCAGGGGCTCAGCCGGACAAAGCGGGTCAGTCTCGGTTCCTGGGGTAGGTGTGGTCCTTCCGGGTGGTGGTGGTGCCCCATCCTATTGGGGTGGTGGCGGTAAAGCACCCTTCGGTTCAGCAGGCGGTAACGGTACGGCTCCGGGTGCGGGCGGGGCGGGTTCTGCCCTGTTTAATTCGTCGGGCTTGGTAGCGGGCGGTGCAGGCGCTAACGGCATCATCATCATCATTGAGTATTGCGAGAAATGACCATGATTTACTGCAAAATAGCCGATGGGGTCGTGATTGATCGGGCAATCTTCGATACTGAGATGCCGGACGGATGGCCGGACTTCGATCAATGGGTCCGAGATGATGAAGCCCAAATTGGTTGGATGCTCGTAGAGGGTAGTGAAATTGTCCCCCCTGCCCCAGAACCAGTGGAGCCGCTGATCCCCGTCCCACGTTTGCCGAACCTAGAACCCGACCAGTTCTGGTTCGTTGTGCGCGTGTCGGGCCATGCGGAGGATTTGTCAGTATGGCTCTCCACGCTCCATGATACCGACCCGGTTGAGTGGGCCGCTGCGTCCAGTAAACTTGAGTTCGCCAAGTTCTTTGAGCGTGACCACCCCTTCGTTGAAGCGGCTCGTGAGGCCCTTGGTATCCCATCTGAACAACTCGACGCCCTTTGGCAATATGGAGCCCAGTCATGAACCGTAAAACCTACTACGCAACCCTGCGCACCAAACTGACCCAACAGCAAGTTGATGGGCAGGAAGCTATTCTAAACGAGGCGGTCAAGCGGGGTGCGCCATTGACCCTCACGGCCTATGCGCTCGCCACTGCCCACCACGAGACTGGTGGCACGTTCGGTCCGGTCACTGAGAACCTGAATTATACGAGCGCCGCACGCATTAAGCAGGTATGGCCGAAGCGGTTCCCCACGCTCGCCAGCGCCGAGCCGTACGTAAAGAACCCGCGCGCCTTGGCTAATAAGGTGTACGGGGATCGTGCGGACCTAGGGAACCGACCGGGCACAGATGACGGCTGGAACTATCGAGGCCGTGGTCTGGCCCAGATCACCGGACGCGCCAACTATGAAAAATGGGGACTAACTGCCAAACCAGACGACGCGCTCAAGCTACCCATTGCGGCTCGAATTTTGCTCGACGGACTCGAAAAAGGCATGTTTACCGGCAAGAAAGTCGCAGACTACGACAACTACAAGGCCATGCGCGCAACGGTCAATGGGGACGGCTCGCTCAATGGTGCCACGGTAGCCGCCTATGCCGAGATGTACGAACGGGCCTTGCGGGCCGCTGGGTACGGTAAGGACACCACCGAGGCGGTGGGGGCAGTCGTTGCCGCTGGGACCGGGGCAGTTGCCGTCGTGCAGAACCCAAGTATCTGGCCATGGGTCGTGGGAGCTGCTATCCTCGCTGTCGTTATTTTCGTAATCATCAAGGCTGTTCGTAAATGATCTGGGATATCGTCGTTCGGTGGCGTACCTACATTCTCAACGTGGTGCTGGCCCTCGCGTTCATTCTGCCCGAGGTGCTCAACTCACCTGAGATTCTTGCCATCATCCCGGCAGAGTATCAGCGTTGGTTCCTTGTTAGCGCTTTCCTGCTTAATATCTGGATGCGCCCCCGTCCCGCAACGCGCACCATGGACGCAGAGGTGCAGGTAGCCAAGGCGCTTAGTGAAGGTGCAACGGTGACTGTGGAGCCACCTCGTGCTTAGCGCAATCCTTGCGTGGCTGGGTGGCGGCGCGATCAAGCAGTTTACCGACCCTCTCGTGCGCGCCTACGAGGCCAAGCAGCTGGCCACGACCAGTGAGGCCCGGTTGGCCGCTGAGCGCGATATTGCCGCTATCTCCGCAGCGCGCGATATTGCCGTAACGGAAGCGGGCCGCGCTTGGTCCGCAACATCCGTGGGGCGTTGGCTGATCGTTGTGCCATGGGGAATCTATTGGGCCTATGGGTGCCTTATTCAGATCATCAACCCGCTGACCGGATGGGGGCTGATCCTCGTGGCACTCCCTCCCGGTTGGCCCGAGACTGCCCAAATCCTTGTCCCGGCCATCGTCTTGGCCGACGCGGGCGCACTTGCTATACGTGGCCGTCGCGGCTAGTGTACGGGCCATGCTCATTGAAACAACCCTCAACCTCCCCACCATTCTAACAATCATTGTAACAGTCGTGGGGGTAGTGACGTGGCTGGTCCGACTTGAGGGTCGGGTTGGGGCGGGGACCAAGGACTTGTCGGACGCAGAGAAGCGCATTGACGGCGTGCACACCCTGACACTGCTGACCCAAAACCAGCTTGCCGACTATAAGACCCACGTGGCGGAACACTACGTCACCAAGGCGGGCATGTCCGAACAAACCGACCGACTCATGAAAGCCGTTAATGACGTGGGGCAGCGGGTCGAGTCCATCGGTTCACGCATTGACCACTTCTACGCCAACCCGCCCCGCACCCCTCCACAGCGGCGCACAGGAGCCTAATTTGCCAACACCAGCATTGACCCGCGACCAAGCCCAAGAGGCTGTGGACGCACTGGCCCTGCACGGCTCGCAGGTTGCCGCAGCTGCCGCGCTTGGCATCGCCCGTGGGACCATCCAGGGCCGACTAGCCGCAGCGAGCCGGTACGGGCTCAATGGGTTCGATCCGGTCCCCGAGGGGTTCGAGGTCTCCCAGATTAGCCACGGGCCGAACGGGGATTTCGTCAAGATGCGACCCGAGGGGCCAGCGATGGTTCCACCGGAGGGTTTGGTCCTCAAGGGCGCTTCGGTGCTGTCACGGGACGGTCGCGAGGTGGTCCGCTGGGACAAGTACGGCACCGACGGTCAGCTATCCGATGGGGCGCTTGCTCAGGCCGTACGTGACGCTTTCGAGGACTTCCCCACCACATACCTAACTCACCCCCTGTACGATACGCGCCCCGACCTACTTACGGTTATTCCGCTCGTAGACTGGCACGTGGGTCTATTGGCGTGGGAGGAGGAGACGGGTGGCAATTATGATCTGAACATTGCCCAAGCCACGCTACGGCGCGCAATGTTCGATCTGATCAAGGCGACCCCACCGTCCGGCAAGTGCGTGGTTCTCGGTCTGGGCGATCTTCTCCATTTCGACGGTTACGAGGCCAAGACGGAACGCTCGGGCAATGTGCTCGATACGGACAGCCGATACCCCAAGGTCCTGCGGGCCGCTCTCCAGCTGGTAAAATACACCATCGACTTGGCTCTAGAGCACCACGAGACCGTGGACGTTCGGGTCATGCAGGGCAACCACGACCAGCGGGCCGCACTGGCCGTCGCTATCGCACTGGCCGAGGGGTACGACAAGAACCCACGCGTCACGGTCAATGACTCACCTAGCTATATCTGGTTTGAACGGTACGGTAAGGTGCTACTCGGGGCCACCCATGGCGACAAGGCCAAAATGTCCGACATGCCCCTGCTGATGGCAGTGGATCGCCCTGCGGACTGGGCGGCAAGTACGCGCCGACGGGTCTTTACGGGCCATATCCACCACGAGCGCCTACGGGAGGTTGGGGGCGTTGTGGTCGAGTCGCTCCGCTCGCCCGTTGCTAAGGACGCGTGGCATTCGTTCGAGGGGTATCGTGCGGGCCGATCCGTGTATGCCTATACATTCTGGACCGATGGGACACGAATGGCCCGCCACGAGTTTGAGATTTAGGACGGTGGGTCCGGTGGCCGACGAACCAAACTTGATAATAGTTCCCCCACCTGCCAGCGGCGTTCATCTGGGTCCAATCTGGTTTCATGCCCACACGCATCGCATCGGGTGTGCCCTACGATAGCGTCCACTTGCGTAGGTTGTCCCATTCCGGCGTCACACTCTTCACAGTGCTTCCACAGCCATCCCATTTGCATCTCTCCTTGTTTCGTATTACCCTTATCGCACCCAATGACAGGAGTGTCAAGCATGATTATCGGACTTCAAGGTTACGCCGGATCGGGCAAGAGCACCGTCGCGCAATACCTGGTCGAACGGCACGGTTTTGCCCGTCGGCATATTAAGCACACATTGGCCGAGATGACCCGTACGCTCTTACGAGACGCCGGGGCCGAGGACCCGGACAAGTACATTGATGGTGAATGGAAGCGTATCCCGGTGTTGGGCGGACGATCCGCCACGGAAATTCAGCAGTTCCTTGGGACCGAATTTGGCCGTGAGTTCATCCACCCGGACCTGTGGCTCAACATCTGGTCGAAATGGGCAGAGGGGCACCCCCTAGTGGTCCAGGAATCGGTCCGGTTTGCCAATGAGGCAGAACGGTGCGATGTGGTATGGGAAATCCGGCGCGAGGGGTACGGCGCGCACAATGGGCACGTGTCGGAGGGGTTGCCAGTCAAGAGCCCTAAGATTGTGATATGGAACAATGGATCGGTTGCAGAATTGCACGACAGCATTGAGGCGGTGCTGGAGGATATGGGGGCCTAGCGGCCCCCTTTAATCCGTTGGGCGCGTTCTGCAAAATAGGATCGACGGAGCCCACTAATCTCGCGGGTCATTTCTTGGTCTCGGCGCACAAGCTCAGCATTTGCAGATTGGAGCCCGATCAGAATGTCTGCTAGCTCAGACCACCATTCGTACTTGCCGTCCTCTGACATTTCCTTGCAGCGGTCAATATATGTCTGTACCGTCCTAGCCACGATGCACCCTCCACATAACCCACGCAAGCACCATTGGGCTCGCTACGGCCAGTACGATTAGTGCGGTCAGGTCGTGGTCAATTGGCATGGCGCACCCACTCTCCGTTCTGGTCGATCTGCAAGCGCTGACCGTCAAGAAACACCTTGTATCGGTCCCCGGCATAGTACGCGCCGTACCAAGCCATGATAGGTTCGACCGACCCGAGGCTAACCACGAGTTCCATGGTTTTCGGGCGGGCGTCTTTGTTGCGGAAGATTAGTGTGTGCATCATACCACCTCGTCCGTGAGCGCAGCCAACTCGGAATGGATTTCCTCAGCCCGCTTCTGGTACATGGCTGCGACTTCCCGCAAGACCCGTGCGGCGCTGGCGAAAGCACCATCCTCCGCGTAGGCTTGGGCCAGTTTGATCAGGTCGTTTACTTCTTCATGAATAGTCATTTGCATCTCTCCTTGGTTATACAGGCACCCTAGCACCGCTCTGACCCTCCCGTCAAGCCCTACCGTGGAAGCGAGTCATGCCATCCCCGTCCAGTGCGAACCGATACCAGCAGCAATTGTCCTTGCCGTCCATCGTGGAACCCTCGATCCAACGCAACCGACCCACACTGACAATATCGGTGCAATACGGCAGGTAGGGTGCGCTCTGCTTGGTATGCGCCCAGTCCGCATCGAACAGGACCCAGCACCCACCCGGCAACCAATGCTCGATCATCGCGTGCAGTAGGGTACGAGTCCACGGCGGGTTGGTTATCACTAGCCCCAACGGCCCCAAGCTGAGCGCGTCCGTCCCGTCGGATAGGTCGCTCATATGCGTGCAGACATGACCCGCATCGGCCAGTTGTGCCACGAGGTGCCCCTCACCCGCGCATGGCTCGGCAAAGTGCGTTCCTGGGGCCAGATGGGGCAGCAGGGCACGGACGGCGCGAGGGTCCCACGTCAGGTACGCATCGGCGGCGCGTGTGGGGTAGTCAGACCTCTTGGACAACAGGAACCCCCGCCCTTGTGGCAATCTCTACCATCATGCGCGTTCCGGCCCCACCGGGCATTGCGAGAACCATGTCCGGCTTTCCTTCGTTGAGCATTTGGCTATTGCGGATAAACCCCGCACGCCTGCCGTACTGGTCCCAATCTGCTGGGTACTCATCCAGAGCGACACCGTGAGTGCGTGCGTAGGTCGCGGCCAGCCGGTCCGCTCCACGTGCTGCCCCCGCGATAATCACGGTCGGTTCCAGCCGCATGATCGCAAGGGCCAGTTGGGCATAGTTGGTGAAGTCGCGCCCGCCGCATACCAGTAGTCTCATTTCCTGTACCTCTTTGCCCTGTACCCGCCGTCAACACTGATCGGCCAGTCTGCGGCCCATGCGGGCCGCCGGGACATGATCGCTTCCATCTCCTCGACCGAGCCGAACCCGTGCGGAACCTCCGTTACGATTTCGTCATGGATGTGTAGGACCGTGGGATACCCGGCCTCACGCAGATTTACGATAGCATAACGCAGGATGTCGTGTGCCGTGGCCTGTACCACATTCTCGAATAGCTTCCCGCTATAGGTGGACATGGGTATCCAGCCGGTCGGGCCGTATTTGGGGTTGCTATTCCACGTCATGTAGGTAATGGCGTACTCACCGGGTCGGCGCTCGCTGGGGGTCAGCCGTGGCGACTGGTAAACCATTTCGCGCCCGGACAGAAGGCGCAACACGAGCGCATCGCCCCGCATGTATGCCTTAATCCCGTTGCTCTCAAACGTGCGACCGGGGACAAGGGCCGCTTGGCAGAAAATGCCCTCTAGGCCATAATACTCTTGGCGGTACGAACGACCACCGGGCCAGCCACGACCCTGCCCGCCCCACATCTCCACGATGGCGGGGGAGGCGTCACGCCACGCAATGATGTTCTGTTTCACTTGGTCGTCTGTGAAGGTGTCAGTGTCATCGAACCCGCGCCACCCGCCGATCCACCCGCCAAAGCCCAGCGCCAACTCGGCCACCTTGCCGATCTTGTTCCGGTCGGGGTGGTGCTTCTTGCCGTTATCCACGTAGTATCGCTCGTACTCCGCAACTGGTGTCCCCGTAATGCGGCTAGCGCTCTCCAGGTAGATCGGACGCCCTTGGCGGAACACGTCTAGCCGCCACTCCTCACCCGCTAACGCCGCCGCAACCACTGCCTCAATGGCCGTGAAGTCCGACGCGATCAGGTCGTGTCCGGGACCCGCAACGAACATGCCGCGAATGCTGCCCGAGATGGCTAGCAGCGGGTCGCCAAAGAAGTACTCCACGGCCTCAAGCGAACGGGTCGCCATGACCTCTTGCACGGCGTCCACTTGGTTCGTCGGACCCTGCTCATCCCATGCCGACACCTTAGCGCCCGAGATGTCCGATAGGCACCACGCGCACGTGTCGCGACTAGCTACGGACGGCTTGCCGCACTCGCACCAGCGCAGGTCTGGGCCAGCCTTGGGCAAGTTCTGAGGTTGTGGGCCTTCTCCAGTCGCGCGGCCCGTACGTGCCCCATGGTGAATGAGGATATTTTTTAGCCGCCCGTCCGCACTGGTCATGCGGTCAAGGGAGTATAGCTTCTTGACGCTGGCCGAACCCGCAAGCTGACGGATTTCCAGCACGCGCCGGATCGGACCATCCGGCACGTATTTTAGTGCGTGTTCAACAGTGTCTGCGTCCAACGAGTCGATTGATACTCCGTTTGCAGACAGCCAACCTACGGTAGCTTGCACCTGGGACGGCTTCAGACCACCCGTGAGGTCCGTAAATTCCTCGTCGTACTTGGCGAGCGCATCGTCCAGAATGACAATCATGTTGCGGACCGACTCGATGTCGATAGCTACGCCCCGATGGTTGATTTCCTGATCGATCTGCCAGAACTGCAATTCTGCGTCCGACATGGGCGGCATGGCCCCGCTGGCCAATTCCTCGGACTCCACGTCCACGTCGCAGTAGAGATACAGCTTTTCGCCGTCCTCGGGGTCATCCTCGGGGCGGATACGGAACTCGGGTTGTTTCTTGGTCGGCTTCTGCGGGACGGAAAACTTATTGAGCAAGCGCCGCCCGTCCGCGTCCTTGACCACGGCAGTCTTGAGAACGCCCGTCAGGTTGCCCAGTGCGGCGGGCAAGGCGTTAATGCGCGCTTTGGCCATAGAGCAACGCAACTGCGGGACGGGCAGGGGAGGGAACCCGTACTTGGGTACGCACACGCACTCCCATAGGAGCCGCTCGAACATGACGTTATGCGCCTCGAACAGCCCGCCGCTGGCCAGCCAATCGAATAGGTCCTGCGGCAAAGGCATACCCGGACGCCACCGACGGATCGGCTGGCCCGGAATGCGGTAGGACATGGTTAGGACTTCGGTGGAGTGGTGTTCCGCGTACACTGCGGCCCCCACGCCCGATAGGCCCTTGTCGGAAACTTTGTTCGAGCCGTGCTTGGACAGGTATTTCTCGCCGTTCCAGTAAAGGCCAGCTTCGGAATAACTTTCAAAGTCCCCCGTGGCGTGGGGCTCGGGCGGACGTGGGGGGCCGCTCACCAGTCGTACCTTTCTCGGTTCAGATGGCGCATTGGGCGGCAGCATACCACTGCCTCCGCGTCTTCAGAATGCAAGAACCCCCACTCATCAGTTTCTCCAAGCCAGCAAAAGCCTGTTATCCGGTACGTCTTGTTGTTTCCTCGGTGAGTTATGACCTTGCCTATAAGGCGCGGGTCCGCGATGTTCCCAACCGAATCGGTAGTCCCGTAGTGAAATTTACTCATCTTTAGCTCCTGTTTCATCTCAGATACTCCTCAACCATATCTAACCATGTCATACGTGCATACCACGGCTCCCACCCTACCATACGCATCTCGACCACCTCACCCCCGCGCGCCCACTCCGGGTCGCCCATCAATTCACGGGCCTCACTGTGCAGCATGATCCGATCTGCCCGTTTGACCGACTCGGGCCAAGGGTACGTTACACCCCACTTGTCCGCAATGACCAAAGCCAGACGCTCTTCAGCGGCTGCGTATCCTGGCAGCATGGCCTTGACGGGCGTGGCGATGTCGCACAAGTACGCCTCGGTCGCATCGTGCAGCAATGCGGCTAGACGGTCCTCGGGCGGCACAAGACGGGCCACACGGACAGAGTGTTCCGCTACGGAGTAGAAGGCCCGTGTGTGCCCAGTGAACCGGCAAATGTGCGATAGGGCGTGGGCGATGTCCGTGAGGTGGAGGGTCGCGGGGTCGGGGTTGAAGGGGCTCACGAGCGCCCCGCTGTGGGTTTGGATGATACCGTGGGTCACTTGCGGGCCTCTTCGACCGCGTGTTGCGCAACGATCAGTTCCCGATCCCATTTCCGCAATGTCCGAGGGGTCGGGTGGTTACAGTGGGTGCAAAATCGGACCGCAACGGGTAAAGCGACAAAGCATTCATGGCAGACCATCAAAGGTATCAAAATCCCGCCTCCAAATCGTTGAGTGCCGCAGCAATAAAAACGGCTCTTTCTTCGGCAGTTCCATGCGACCCGTCGCTATACCCCATTTCCTGCTCGCTGGTCTCGTAACATAAACAAACCTCGAACCATGCAGTTAAGCCATTGATACATGGAATGCTACGTTCTACCCGCCATGAATCATTATGGAACGGTGATTTACTTGCCCGATACTGAGCCACTTTACCCTCATGTGTGAGTGACCCGCCCGGTTAGGGGCGGGCCGTTGGTGTCGCTAGGACACGTAACCCTGAGCCTTGAGCGTGTCGAGCGTCCAGCCCGCAGCTTCCCACTGCGCCACGGTCTTACCGTCGGGCCATGCGGCCAATGCGGCGGGGGTCAGTTGCGGGCCAGCTGGCACTGGAGCGGGGGCAGGCGGGGCCATGTGGCCAGAGTATGGTGCTGGAGCCGGTGCGCTAGAAGGGGATACAATCGGCTGCGGCGCAACTGGTGTAGGAGCGGGCGCAGCGGCAGTAGGGACATCATCACCGAACATAGCGTCACCACTCTTAGCACTGCCCGAGTGGATTTCCTCGCCAAAGCCGACCAATTCGACGCCCTGGACGTTGACGTAAATACCGGGCGACTGGAGATTGTCGTTCGACTTGGCGTCACCGAACGCGCGATAGAAATAGCCCTTCTTGCAGAGCGCCGCATCCTGTGGGCCAAGCTGGATGAGCGGGCCGTTCGTGCCCGGTGGGATCGTCACGCCCTGAAGGGCCGGATGGTTCGGATTGGCCTGCGCGATAATAGCGGCACGGGCATAGACCTGCGGCGGGAACCCGTTGGTCATGCGCAGGACCATGTTACCGGCCTTGGCGGGGTTCTTGTCGGACAGTGGCTTGCCATACTTGTCCGTGCCGTCACCATCGTAGAACTTCCACGAGAAGTCCTTGACTGCTGCGGGCGTGATGTTCTTAGGGGCCCAACCTGCCGTTGCTTCGGAGCGGAGCTTGGCTTCCAGTTCGACCCAACCCGGATCGGACTTAGCGGCGGCGAGGCCGAGGTAGTATTCCGAGCGCGGGGAACCGTCCTTGTTGGTCAGTGGCTCCTTGGTTTCCCAATTGGTCGTATTGGGGGTGAAAACGTCGCCTTCAATGAGGCGCATTACGGGCGTGCGAAATTCGATGGGCATTAGTTGGACTCCTCGGTCACATGTGTAAAGTCAGGCTCGTGCCAGACATAGTTGGGGACTTCTCGACCATTGTCGTACTTGGCGTCAAAATACCAATGATATCCACTAAGAGCAGGGGAGACATTGCGGGCAGTGAGCAATTCCCCTTCCCAATCGCGCAGTCGGTCTCCATCCTTCAACGGCGCTTCTGCGTCCGCCATAATAGTCACTCCTTTTCAAACGCCGCAACGACGCGGCTCTTATCGAGGGGGACCAGGTTGACCTCCCCCTTGGGCTTGAACGAATAGCCCGCTTTGACCTCTGGGTCAAGACCTAATTTAACGGCCTGTGCGGGCGTGATTGGCTCGGCGGGCTTACGAAGGTCAAGACCCATCGCATCGCCCAGTGCGAACACCTCATCGGCCCCCACGGACCATTTTTCCCGTCCGTACCCCTGTTCCTGCACGTACCCCGTTCCTGGGCCCGCCACCGTGACATATTCTTCCAGTGCGGTCACACGGGCCTTGAGGTATTTGGTGGCCTCATGCAGCCAGCGTAGTTCCAAACCGGCCAGTGCGGGCGTGGGGGCGTCTGCTGTAGTCTGCATGACTACCGTTGCGATCTGGTTTACCGCGCGGGTAAAGGCGTCACATCCGAGCCGACCCGAGCAGTGGAAGCACCACGGACCCGTCACGGCAGCGGCGTTCGGACTGACCAGCTTAGCCGCCATGTGCAGTGTACGCACCCGCGCGGCATGTTCGGCACCCGTGAGCCGGTGGGTCCGTAACTGGCCCTCTGGTCCGTAGTACCGGGGCTGGTGGATGGTCATGACGACATCGAACGCACCGGGGGCTAGACCCTCGGCCTCAATTACCCCTTGGGCATAGTCCACCATTTGCCAGTTATCGACGGGTACATACCCGTGACCGTATTTCTCCTCCCAGATGTAAATTGTCCGGTTGGGTACGTCCACAAGTGAGGCATCGCACGTGCCCCAGTTGTCCGTGGGGTGCACAGCGGTCATATGGACGCGCCGCTCAATGTGTAGCTCACCAATCGTGGCAAAGACCGGAATTAATTTCCCGTACCCATGAACAACGTCCAAGATATGCGATGTTAGCTCCTCAGCCGCGTACTGCATGTCGCGGTCAATGGGGGTTCCGTCTGGGTCGAGCGTGCCGACGGGGTGCGCACGCCCCGCCAGTAGCTCCGATAGAACCCAATGGGCCGCTGTACCCTCTCGGGTCTCGTCGGTGTCCTCTTGGGGGTAAGCGGCCTCCATGCTGGGAGACCGCCCGCAATGTACCCACTTCTCGGCGGACGAGGGGGCTAGGGGTGCGTGTGCGGGGTCAGTCATTGCGGGCCTCCGCTTTGGCGATGACCTCTAGGGCCTCGCGGTACTCATCGGCAAGATCAACCTGCGGGTGGTCACGTTCAATCATGCAAACAGGATCGATTTTGGCAACGAACGCTTTTAGCGCGGCTAACATATCGGGGGATGCTGCGATCAGACAAGCGTTAGCTTCGCATTCGTCTCGGTCTACAAAGTACGAACCCACTTCACCCGAAGACGAAGCCTCACCGCACCAAGCCACCGTAACGTTCGTCACCCCTGCGCCTACGGACTGGCGTTCAGTCTTGCTCTTCACGGACCAAGGTCCCGGCGTATGCCCGCTCACGATACCACCTCACCGAGTAGCGCCATGAATGCCACCCGCTTGTCGCCATTGTCCGGGCCGTTCAGACCCATCGTGCTTTCCCCGGCACCGACCGCCGCGCACAATTCCTTGACCTTGGTCGTGTCGATCTTGCCGTCCTTTTGGGCCGCTGTGATCGCCTTCATCACGTCGAGGAAGCTAGGCGCGCTCGTACCAGCATTGACAGGCGGGGCAGGTGGCGTACTTGAAGGTTCGGGCACAGGCGGGGCAGGTGGTGCTGCGGGGGCGCTTACGGCGGGTTCGACCAAAGGGGCGGTAACCGGCTCCTCAAATGCCGCCTTCACCTCGGCAGTCTCATCGGCCAGCGCGACCGGAGCGGGCGTACCGAGCCCCAATTCCGCGTCATTGGCAAGACCTTCGGCCATCTCAGTGTCGAACTTTTGCGCGCGTTGCTCAGCCTTGACCTCCGCGATCTGCTCGGCAGTTACGCCGCGCTTGGCCCGCCACGTGCCGTCCTTGTTGGTGGTCGCGGGGGTCGAGTGGATACGTTCGTCCCAAGGGGTTCCCGTGGAGTCGGTGGCTGGCACGGCGGAGAAACCTTTGCCCTGAATGGGGGGGTTGGCATCTCCTGTTGCGGTCATGACAGTTGTACCCTGATGCCATGGGTCAGATGCGGCATTGGACGGGGCAACCTGCAACGTGTCAATTGCTGCCTGCGATACGGCGTTTGCCACTTTGTCGCCATCGGGCGTGTCCGACTGAATGACGAGATGCTCATTAGCCACGTACCGCTTAGCGATCCATGGGGTTTCTGGTGCAGCCATGGCCGTGAGCATGGCCCGGACTGCCGCAGCCTCGGTGGGGTTCGTGGGGTCAAATTCGATGCGCATTTACAGAGCCTCTCGGGTAATGTTGGCGATCTTGTCTTCCTCACCCCACGTCCCATTATCGAGACGATGGAGGATTGCTTCCTTGGTGGTTTCTTCCGGTTCCCACTGGTCCTCAAGGCCGTAGCACGAGCAATGCCCGCCATGAACCTCGAAAAGTTTACCATCGCGGCGGAACAGAACATAAGCGCTGCCGCTGTACTCCTCATATGTATAGGACGCGACGAGAATTTCTGCACCATCGAGGGTTGATGGCTTGATATCGAAACTGGACAGAAGGCCATCACGGCCCGACTCGGACCAATCGTTTAGGTAGGTCATTATTTAGTCTCCTTGGTTGACGAGCCGGACCATATGCTCTAGTGACTTACCTGTCAACACACTTCCCGGAGGGATCGTGGAACTTCGTTACTACCAAGCCGACCTCTTATCCGAGGTGGAGCGTCAATGGTCGTTGGGTCGCCTTCGGGTCGCACTGATGGCGACAACCGGCGCTGGTAAAACGCCCATCATTGCCGAGGCCATCCGAAGGCACGCCGGGTCCAGTTGCGCCATTGCGCACCGTGATAATCTCGTAATCCAGTTGGCACTTACCCTAGCTCAGTGGGGCGTCCGACACCGTATCATTGCGAGCCAAAAGACCCAACGGGCCGCTGCGGCGCTACAGGCCAAGAAGTTGGGGCGTGTATGGATCGATCCGGGCGCGCGGTGCGCCGTGGCATCCGCCCAGACACTGGCCAAGCGGGACGATCTGGAGAAGTGGTGCGCGTCGGTCACGCTGTGGGTGGTGGACGAGGGACACCATCTGATCAAGGGGACCGTGTGGGGGAAGTGCGTCGATAGGTTCACGCATCCCGAGTGCAAGGGGCTTATACCGACGGCCACACCGGGCCGAGCGGACGGTAAGGGTCTGGGGTCACACCATGACGGCTATGCGGACGTACTGGTCGCACTGGTCGAGGACGGGGATAAGCTGGCCGTACGGGTCGCAATGCCCCAAGAGTCCATTACCTGTGCTCCCGCCAAGGTCCTCATGGATCAAGGGTTCCTCACGCGCTACAAGGTCGCCATTGCCAAGACGCACTTGGAGCATTATCTGGGCGCGGTCGGGCCGTCGGGCGATTGGACCCCTGCCGAGCAGAAGAAAGCCGCAGCTGCCGTCAATATGGTTGGCGATGTAGTTGAGAGCTATAAGCAATTTGCAGCGGGTCTCACGGCCATTGTGTTCGCACGGGACGTGGAGGAAGCGGGCAATATTGCCAAGGCGTACCGTGCGGAGGGTATTACCGCCGAGGTCCTCACGGGCGAGACGGACCCAGCTGTCCGCATGTCCATCTTTGCCCGATTGGAGAGTGGGGCGCTAAAGATTGTTGTGGCGGTTGATGTCATCTCGGAGGGAACGGACATACCCGCCGTGGGGGCCATTATTTTCGCACGGGCCACCGCATCGTTGGGCCTGTTCTTGCAGATGGTTGGGCGCGGGTTGCGTCTGGCACCGGGCAAGGAATTTTGCATCCTCATTGACCATGTGGGGAACGTACTGCGCCATCGGGGCGGACCGGACACTCCGCGCACATGGTCCCTCTCCCGCCGCGACAAGAAGGCGAGCGCGGTCCGTGACGCCATTCCGTTGCGGGTGTGCCTTGAGATTGACTGTATGCAGCCGTACGAGAAGCATCTGGACGCCTGCCCGTATTGTGGCGCACCGACCCCCGAACCCGAGAAGCGCGGTCCCCCCGAGGTCGTGGAGGGCGTGCTGTCCCTGATGGACGATGAGACCCTGGCGCGGTTACGGGGCGAGACGCCCAAGAGTGCCGACGAGTATAGTAGGGAGATGTATGCCAGTGGGTTGCCCGGACGGTTCGCGGGGGCCAATGTCAAGCGCCACAAGGAACGCTTAGATGCGTTGGAACTCCTACGGGAAGCAATGGCCGTGTGGGCGGGTCCAAGGCACGCCGCTGGCCGGTCGGACGCTGAGATTCAAAGAGAATTTTGGCATACGTTCGGGGTGGATGTGTTTACGGCGCAGACGCTCGACCGGGCCGATGCGGAAAAGCTCTTGACGCGCCTGTCAGATGCTATATAAGTAGGGGCAACGAAATGGAGATACCAAATGACCTACGAACTGATCACCGCCGAATGGGACGCCAAGATCGAAGCCGCTACCGTCGCTTGCATGAACGGCGAAGTAACCGAGCAGGACGTTGAGGAAGTTATGGCCGCTGCGGCAGAAGCGATCTGTGCGTTTCTGGATGGTCAGGTCTAATGCGGGTTCTGGTCGCCTGTGAGTACAGCGGCAGGGTTCGACAAGCGTTTCGTGATCGAGGTCATGACGCTTGGTCCTGCGACCTTCTGGAGAGCGAAGATGAAAGCCCTTACCACTTGGTTGGTGACGCGCTTGAACATATTCTTGACGAGTACGATCTACTCATTTGCCATCCTCCTTGTACTGATCTTGCTGTTAGCGGCGCACGGCACTTCGCTGCCAAAATAGCGGACGGTCGGCAACAACGTGCCTTGGATTTTGTGGAGACGTTGTTGAACTCTCCGATTCCACGTATTGCGCTCGAAAACCCAGTCAGCATTATCAGTAGTCACTTTCGGAAACCTGAGCAGATCATTCAGCCTTGGCAGTTCGGCCACCCCGAAACGAAAGCTACATGCTTGTGGCTCAAAAATCTCCCCCCGCTTGTTCCCACCAATAACGTTTATGAACACATGATGACCCTGCCCAAGTCTCAGCGTAACCGCGTGCATATGATGCCCCCCGGCCCAAATCGGTGGAAAGAACGGTCTCGTACGTTTCAGGGAATCGCAGACGCCATGGCGGATCAATGGGGCGTGCTATGACTGACCCCCTCGCACAGTGGGAGCAGACCTACCCCGACGCCGCACGCGCCCTGTGGTCCCTGCTTGCCCCAACTAGCCCAGCGGCCACGGGGGCGGGCAGTGAGGCGCGGGTGCAAAGTGCTGTACGGCTAGAGGCGGCCAGCAAGGGCTATTGGCTTGGACGGAACAATAGCGGCGCGCTACTGGACCAAAGGGGCGTGCCGGTCAGATTTGGCCTTGGGAACGACTCCCCGGCTGTCAATAAGGTCCTCAAGAGTGCCGACCTGATCGGGATTGGTCCCGGTGGCCAGTTTGTCAGCGTCGAGGTCAAGCGGCCCGGTGGGGTCATACACCCCGCACAGCACGCATGGGCCGCATTGGTTACGAAACGGGGCGGATTGGGCCTCATTGTAGATAGGGAAGGAATGTTGCCTTGAATAATAAAATGCTACGTATGGACGGGGCGGTTCTACGCTCAATCAACTTCATGTTGGAATCTTGCGATGAAACTGACACGACACCAATGGATGCGTTTTTGTGGGTAGGGTTCCTGGAGGGGGAGGACGGGGCGCGTGTTCACGGGTTGCACCTAGCCAACGCTGATTACCCAGAAGAGGGTAGTATTACACTAGTCGAGTTCCCGCCCGATGAGACGCCGCCTTGACCCGCTAGTCACTTCCGTGCCACAACGAACCCAACGTAAATTAGGAACCCACTAGCATGACCCCAGATACCAACCGTGGCGCAGGCATCCTGGCCGCAGCCGTAACCCTCGCCCGCGAAACCCATTACCACCGTGTCTCACGGGCCGATGTTGCCCAGCGGGCCGGATGTGGCGCAGGGACCGTGAACCTCTACTTTGGGGACATGGAGGGCCTACGCGATGCTGTAGTGGCCGAGGCGGTCCGATTGGGCGATACGGACATTATTGCCCAGGCTATCGTGAGCAAGCACCCGGCAGTTGCGGGCAAGCGCGTGCAGGTTATTGGGTAAAAATAATCCGCACGGATGCGCAAATTAGCTATTGACCGCTAGGTCAGTGGCGGGTAAGGTGTACCCATAAACAAGGAGAGACGCAAATGGCGGTACGTTACGAGTATGTGGTTGAAATTCTGGATTTTTATCACGGATGCGGAGAGGACCCAGATATTATCGATACGACCCCTTTCGATACGCTAGAGGCAGCGAAAGACTGGTCGGATAAATGCCAGGAGTCCAGTAGAATTGCGCTGCGGCGCGATGAGGGCAATGATCTGGGCGGTTTGAGGGATCGAGGATACGCTTATTACGATGATAGCGGAAACCTCCCTGAGCGTTTCGAGACTGCAACCGGGCTTCAAGACGGATCATACGTGCCCAAGCGGTTCCACAAGCGCGGGTAGTTAAGGGCTTCATAATGGATAAACGCGCCTACCGAAAGCTATTCAAAGTCCCATTCTGGGTCCCCGTGTTTGACGGCCAGGTTGAGGGCTATTCTATGATAAACATCAAACCTTGCCCTACGTGCAAACGAAACGACAAGACTAGTAATATTCGTGAGGGTTGGTGCATTCTCCAAATCCATTGCGGCCGTTGTGAATCGGATTTTTGGGCATGATTATAGCCATTCACCCCGAGCCGGGGCATCCCATCACGTCCGTACGGCCCGATGAGGTCGAGGCGCGCAACGCTGACGGCTTTGGTATCTATTGGCACGTGAATGCCGTGCGCGAGGGCCTGAGGACCAAAGCGACCAAGGCCGATGTGGTGGCGGTACGCTACGCGCACGTGGACATTGACCCACCCAAGGTAGGGACATGGGACCGTGCTGCGGTGCTTGCGGACCTGCTGTCCCAACGGCCCACACGGGTCATTGACTCCGGTAATGGTCTACAGGGTCTATGGGCGCTTGTGCCCGGTGCGACCGTTGAGCAGGTGGAGTCGGTCAACCGTGGGCTCATCCAGCGGTTTAATGCCGACAAGGGAACGTGGAATGTGGACCGCGTGTTCCGCCTCCCCGACACGATCAACTGGCCCAATGCGATCAAGCGGGCCGCTGGGCGCGAACCCGTCATGGCGTCCGTGCTGCACGATGAGCCGGGGTTGGTGTATGAGGTTAGCGCGCTGCTTGCCGCGTGGCCCTATGTGGCACCCGCTCCCAAGGTGGGCGGTGATGAGATTGAGCCTATCGCATGGGAGCCAATCCCACTGCCCGCTCGGACCAGTGCTGCCACGGCTGAGCTAGTCATGCACCCGGCAGGGGCGGACCGATCGGTTGATGTGAGCCGCGCTGTGACCGCGATGGCCCGTGATGGCCTGACAGACGCGCAGATTATGGGTGTCATCCTGAACCCCGCTCTCCCCATCTCCGGTCACTGCCTCGACCAGAAGGACCCCGAACGCGCGGCGCGACGTAAGTGTAGTTTGGCCGCTGCTCACCGATTTGACCCAGAGCGCATGTTCCCCGATGAGGTGGTGACACCTGCGGGCGTGCTGACCGAGCCCCCAGCGGTTACAGCGGCGCGCGCTGGCGGTTACGGGTCGCGGGCGGTCAATGGGTTTATGGGTATTGCCGACCAGATGGACCATTTCCAGGGCTGCGTCTACATTATGCACTCGGACCGGGTTCTCATGCCCGACGGGGTGGAGCTTAATCTGTCACGGTTCGACGTGATGCGCGGGGGACACCTGTTCGCCATGGATGACGTGAACGACAAGACCACCAAGTCCGCATGGGAAGCATTTCTCAAGAATTCAGCCTACAGCCCGCCGACGGCGCACAATACCTGCTTCCGGCCCGAGCTTCCGACTATGGCAATGGTTACGGATGGCACGTGGCGACTGGTCAATACCTATCAGCCGATCGATACCCCACGGGTCAAGGGAGACGCGGGGCCGTTCCTGCGGCACATGGCCACGTTGTTCCCGGACGATAGGGACCGCTCTATTCTGCTGTCCTATATGGCCAGTCTTGTGCAGAATCCGGGCGTCAAGTTCCAATGGTGGCCAGTGATCCAGGGGGCCAAGGGGAACGGCAAGACACTGCTTCTCAATATCCTGACGTACTGTGTAGGTGAGCAGTATTCCCACCTGCCCAACACGTCCAAGATGACCCGCAATGGTATCTCGTTTAACGGGTGGCTCAAAGGCAAACTGTTCCTCGGCATGGATGAGGTCTACAGCGCCCAGCGACGGGACTTCCTAGAGGAGTTCAAACCGTACGTGACGAACCGCAGGCTCCCTATTGAGTCGAAGGGTGTTGACGAATACACCGGGGACAACCGTGCCAATGGGATGATGCTGACCAACCATAAGGACGGTGTGCCGGTCGACAAGGACGAGCGCCGGTACGCGGTATTCTTCACGCACCAGCAGACCGCCGAGGATTGCTTCCGTGATGGGCTGACCCCCGAGCATTTCCAGAAGTTCTGGGCGTGGCTGGACGCCGAGGGCTTTGCTATCGTGAACGACTACCTGCGGTCCTATGTCCCGGCACCAGAGTTCGACCCGGCGCAGCGTGCGTCACGGGCTCCCCGTACCTCATCAACGGACCAAGCTATCGTTGCGAGCCGTGGGCGGGCCGAGGTGGAGATCATGCAGGCTATGGAGGATGGGCGCGTGGGGTTCAAGGGGGGGTATATATCGGCAACCATGGTCCGCAAGCTTATGGAGGAGAAGCGGATCGCACTGCCCCTCGCCAAATACAAGGACACGCTGGACGCTATCGGTTACGTGCCGCACCCCACGTTGCCAGAGGGGCGGACGCCGGGGGTAGTTATCCCTGATGGGGTTCGGTCCAGGCTATACGTGTCCCGCGATGCGGTGCCCATAGGGGGCAGTTCGAGCGCGGTGGCAGACGACTATATGGAGAAGCAGTTGGGGGCCTAGCGGCCCCCTTTCTCTTACCGGATGCGGACATAGTAGGTGAAGGGCGTTGCTGGGTACTTGCGGCCCCGAACGATGCAAGCTCGCGAACCAGAGAAGTTGTTGCGGGAAACCGAAGCACCCTTGGTCTGGGCTGCGAGCAAGGATGCTGCGCTCTGGGTCAGTTCAAGTGCCTTGCCATTTTCATCGGCCAGAACGACCATCTTGGTGATACCGGCTGCGTTCTTGAGTGCGATGGTGTTGGTCATTTGTCAGTTCCCTTGTTGTTGATTAAGTTATATCGCGTCTTGACCGGTCCGTCAACACCCTATTTTAAAAATAACGCCCGCCCGTTAAAATTACTGAGCGGCCTCTTATCGTCGTTTACCGATGGAGCTTCCCAGTCTCGGGCCGATCTTCCCAATGGCTTCCCAATGGGTCCGGATTACTGGTAATTTATTTCCCCTTGATATTACTAGGCTTTTTGGTCGCGGGGATAGTGCTTCCCAGACCTTCCCAGACTTTGCACATATCATTATACATGCGTATGTGCGGGGGTATGCGTACCCTTACTCTCTTATATTTGATTTATTGAATCATTGGGAAGGTCTGGGAAGCACCCTGTAAGATACTGTAATTGTTGGCAAAAACCCTTCCCAATGGAAACGACATGACTAGGAATCCGCAGGAATGATTGGGAACCCCTTGGCAAACGGGCAAAAAGGCCCTAAACGTACCCTTAAAGCGCCGAGCGTTTGGACCTAGCGGGTCGTCTTGTATATCCCTGCTACAACGGTCACTAAGGCGTGCAGCGAGAGACACGCTGTCTTGGGGGTCCGCTCCCCTTGCCCATCTGTGAGTGCGGGCCTATACTAGCCGCATGACTTTCGACCTCATCAAAGCCCAGAACGCCCTCACGGAAAAACAGCGCAACTTTGTCGAGTTGTGGCTGGTGCACCGTAACGCGGCCTATGCGTACGAGAAGGCTTACAATGCGTCCCGAGTGAACCCAGCGACCGTTTATCGCAATGGGCACAAGCTGCTCCGACATGACAAGATCGCGCCTATTCTCGAAGCGCGCCTAACGGAGCTTGGCGAGACGCTGACCGAAGAGACCGAACTGACCATTCAGCGCGTTGTTGAAGCCTATCTGACCATCTGGCAGGCCGATCCCGATGAGGTAACTGGCGTGCGGGTCGGTGCGTGCCGTCATTGCTGGGGGGTCGATCACGGATACCAATGGAAAGAACACGAGTACGTGGCCGCTACGCGCGCTGCGGAGGCTCAGGAGGGCGCATCTCTACCTGACCCTGCTGGTGGGTTCGGATACCGCTTTACGGACGCCCCTAACCCCTCCTGCCCCGTTTGCGAGGGTACAGGCGAACAGTATCAGCGCCCTGTAGACACCTCCAAGCTATCCCCAGGGGGCCGCGCACTGTTCGCGGGGGTCAAGCCGACCGCCAATGGTCCTGAAATTAAACTGCGTGATCAGGACAAGGCGCTGGAGAACGCGGCCAAAATTATCGGTGCGTTCCGGGAGACTATTGACTTGAATGTCAAGGGTAAGGTATTGGTGGGTGAGGTGACGGCAGAGAACGCGGCTGACGTGTACGCTCAAATGTTGAAGTAGGAGAGGCTTGCATGCGAATAGAGGACGGCGGGTATTACCAGAGCAATAAGGGCGAAAAGCACGGCCCAATGGTATGGGAGCCACGTGGGTGGTTCTACGTCGAGAACAAGTTGGGCTGCTGGCTTCGCGACGGTACTTATCAGGACCATCACACGCGCGAACACCTTGGCGACCTCATCGCCAAGTGGACCGATGGGCCCGTGCGCACCGTTACGCGCCGTGAGGTGGTCGCAGGGTCCTATGGGCGGGTGAGCGTGCGTAGCGCTTCGCCTGAACAGGGTTTCGCAACAATCGGCCTGACCAACCAGAATGGGTATTGTCAAGACCATCAGTACGTGTCGGCTGCGGAACTCAAGGCCGCTGCTGCCGTACTGCTCGAACTGGCGGGGGCTTTGGAGTGACGTATAGTGAGATGTGGGCCTATTGGCTTGAAGCGGAGTATTTCCCGTTGGAAATTGTGCCGCGTAAGACCAAACCTAGGATTGGTTCCGTAATTACCCATGCTGGCCGTAAATGGTCCGTTTGGTACATTGAGGAAGGCCCGGGTGTACGGAACGCTCGGTGTGAACTCCATGTCTGAACTGGAGGCGATCATTGCGGACCAAGCCGAGACCATCGACCAGTTGCGGGCCGAACTGACCGAGGCACGGGCGGACTGTGAGGAAGCGGAACGTAGCGCCTCTGAGCAGTACTGGTCCGGCGTCTATGACCGCATCCGGGCCGCATGGGACCGTTGGGCTCTAACGGAGCTAGGGACGGCCAGCCCGAGCCCACTGGACCTAGCGGGTCGTGGGGAGCTAGATGCACTCTGGCAGAGTATCAAATAGGGGAACCGAGATGGAAATTACATGTAAGCCAGAACACCAAGTATCGCCGGGATTTACCGACCTCGGAGGGCATATCCATTTGCTAGGGGAAACTAGGGATGGATATGAACCGGGATATTATTTCACCGACGAGACCGGTGATTTACATGGCCCGGTAGGTACGTACGAGGAAGCACGTGCAGATTTGAAAACCTATGCAGAGAACATGTGACCCGTAGACCCGAACAGACCTTCGACTTCCGCAACCCTGACTACGGCCCAATCTTCCAAGCACGGGTCGCTCGGCTAGCCAAGATACGCGAGAACCCCGACATGTTGCCGGGGCTTTTTGCGTATTACCGTGAGAACCCTGCGGACTTCATTACAGACTTTGGTGTCACGTATGACCCCCGCAATATCGAACGCGGGTTGCCAGCCATGGTCCCATTTATCCTCATGCCGCGTCAGCGCGAATGGGTCGAATGGGTCGTGGCTAAATGGCGCGGGCAAGAGTCTGGCCTAGTCGAAAAGACGCGCGACATGGGCATGTCCTGGCTATCCATCGCCACGGCTTGCACGCTTTGCAACTTCCATGACGGCATGACCTTTGGTTTCGGCTCACGAAAGGAGGAATACGTCGATAAGTTGGGGCATCCCAAGAGCCTGTTCTACAAGGCCCGCATGTTCATGGAGAACCTGCCCCCAGAGTTCCGCAGGGGTTGGACACGGGCCGACGCGCCACACATGCGTATTAGCTTCCCTGCCACCGGGTCCGTACTGACCGGCGAGGCTGGGGATAACATCGGACGTGGCGACCGCGCCTCGATCTATTTCGTGGACGAAGCGGCGTTTCTGGAGCGGCCCCAGCTGGTTGAGGCGTCTCTATCGGCCACCACCAATTGCCGCATTGACATATCGACCCCTAACGGGACGGGCAATCCGTTCTGGAACAAGCGGTTCAAGATATACAAGCCCGATCAAATATTCACTTTCCACTGGCGGTCGGATAGTCGCAAAGACGAAGCATGGTATGCCAAGCAAGTGGCAGAACTGGACGCTGTGACCGTCGCGCAGGAAATCGACATCAATTACAGCGCGTCCGTCGAGGGCGTACTAATCCCCTCTGAGTGGGTCCAGAGCGCCGTGAACGCGGACCGTAAACTAGGCTTCACGATCACTGGGGCCAAGCGGGCCGCGCTGGACGTGGCGGACGAGGGCAAGGACAAGAACGCGCTTTGCATCGGTCAGGGTATCGCCGTCGAGCAGGTGCCCGAATGGTCCGGTAAGGGTAGTGATATCCTGGGGACCGTCCAGAAGGCGTTCGGGTATTGCGACGATGCGGAAGTTGCGGACATGCGGTTCGACTCGGACGGATTGGGCGCTGGGGTCCGGGGCGATGCGCGAATGCTCAATGAGATACGCACTAATGCCGACAACCCGGCACCGACCATTAAGGTCAGTGCGTGGCGGGGGTCCGCTGCTGTGGCTAACCCGACGAAGCCAATTCCTACAGCTAACCCCACTCCCCGTAAGGATCGCCTCAATGGTGATTATTTCGCCAATGCTAAGGCTCAAGGCTGGTGGGAGTTGCGCGTACGGTTCCAGCGGACCCATCGGGCTGTCACGGAGAAGGATTACAAGTACGACCCGGACGACCTGATCGTGTTGCGCGAGGGTCTAGAGGGTCTATACAGCGAGTTGAGCCAGCCAACCTACACGGTCAATACGGCGGGTAAGATCATCGTGGACAAGGCTCCCGACGGCACGCCGAGCCCCAACAAGGCCGATAGCGTGATGATCTATTACGCACCTCGCCAAGGCGGCGCGTACGAGATGAATCTATAGTTGACGGCCCGGTCGGCGCGTGCTAGTCGTGGGTCAGTTAGACACAGGAGATGAAGATGTTCAACGTAGGCGATACGGTTGAGAGTATCCCATGCCCAGATGCGGGTATCGGGGTCGTGACTGAAGTATGTGATAACAGGGACATCTGGGTCACTTTCCCGACATGGTACGATAAGTGCCGCGAGGTGCCATCTAATCTTCGGCTCGTAAGCCCCGCCCCCACTGGACCTGTCGTGACCGAGACTGTCACCAAGACCCGCATCGTGCCGGGTGTTTATGGGCGAGTGAACGTACATCTCGGTAGGGACAACCCTAACAACATGTACGTGTCTTTCACCAATCAGGCTGGCAATACCCACAGTGGTCAGCTACTCACAGCCGATGAACTCGACGCCGCCGCTGCCGTACTGTCCGCACTGGCCAAGGGGTTGCGTGATGTTTAAGCACATAGTGGAACGAGAAGGGCAGTTTATCGTACGTAAGTGGGGTATCTTCGGATTCATGGTATGGTCTCAAAGAGCCGACTATTGGTTTACCTTTCACCAAGACCAAGCCACACATTTCGATAGTCCGGAGTCTGCACGGGCTGCGTATGTTGCCCACCACGAACGCAAGCGTTCCAAATTTAGTGCATGGCTATGACCGGCTCGAAGATGCTTAGGTACGCACCGCTAATTGGTCTGATTGCCCCCACACTGTGCTGGTGGTTCGTAGCAATGGACCTTACATCACCCTTTTCAGGCTGGCTAGAACGCATGATGTGGCTCACCCTAACGATGTTTTCGGGTTATATGGGCCTCTCGCTCATGGTGCTTGTCAGCTTCGGGTTGGCGGGCGCTGCCATTGCCTTTATGCGGGAACGACATGGGCCAGATTGGGGAGGGGTTTTCTACATGTCGGCGGCTTCGATCGGTATGTTCGGCTCTGCGTATCTGATAGCGAAGGGATTAGGGCTATGACCGAGTGGATTGATCACGACGGCAAGTTCCTCCCGACCCACGCGCGCCTGACTGACCAAGTGCGCGTGCGGTTCCGGGATGGTCAGGAGACCAATGTAGCAGAGGAGGTCCGCCATTGGGCCGGTACGGCTAGTAACTGGTCGTGGGACCCCCGCTGGCCGGGGGATAGTGAGATTGTGGCGTATGAGGTGGTGAGATGACCGCGCCCTGTACAAAGGTTAGACACCCGTCCAAAGAGGGGGCACTAATCGCTTGGAGACGCATGGGCAAGAACGCTCAGATGAACGTGTATCTATGCGCCAAGTGCAAGTCATGGCATATGGGCACGAGCGGAAAAGGAGTGCGGAAGATGGATCGTATTAATCAGCTGCTGGACGAGGTGGTTCGATGAACCCATGGGTAGAAGCCCTATTCCCCGTAGCTGCCATAGTACTAGCCGTACTACTCATTGTGGGCTGGGTTTGGTTGTGCGCTACAGTTGACGGCTGGTTGGGGTTAGTGATGTACCTCGGACCAGTTACGATCCTGATTTACCTGTATTTCGTGTGGAGGATGATGTGATTGAATTAATCGAGAACCTCATAGTCGCAGCTTTTGTACTGCTGATTATCGTGGGTGTGTTTGCGTGGTTTACCGTATTGCCCGTGTTCGGGCTGTTATATTTGGTCGGGGGTATTTGACATGTGGAAAGCATTTAAGCAGGGATACCAGAGCAGCGGCGCTCCTCACCCTATCAAGGTAGTGACCAAGATGGTCCTTGGGGGTCTTCGCTGGTCAGTGATTACCGCCGTGGTCGTACTGACCGCTCGGGCCTTGGGGGTAGCGATATGACCCTCTCCCCGATGGGCTATCTCTACAAGTTCGACCCCAACGCCCCGGCTGGTCAGCGGTTGGTCCGCAAGCGCCACCTCGAGCAGCCATGGGAGGCCGGTAAGCCGGAATTCTCCGTGCAGACAATGACCGGAGATGAGTTGCGGTTCGTTGCTGCGGTGATTGATGATGCGCGCGTGGGGGTAGTTCATGTCTGAGTGGAAATATTGGCTCGAATCCGACGGCTATACCGAGGTGATCACACGTAAGACTAAGCCCCGCATGGGGTCGACAATCTCCCACGATGGAAAGAAGTGGGAAGTCTGGTACATTGAGGAGGGGTTGGGCGTACAGAACGCGCGGTGCGAACCCTTGCCCGAACCGCCCGTGTCCGCTAATATGCCCACATGACCGAACTCACTCTCGATGGACTGGCGAACTTCGTCACGAATATTGGCGCGACGAACCCCGCCGCCCAAGGCCGCTACGTGCCGCGACTGACCACCCAGCACGAGGTGGAGACGACGTACGACACGTCCACGTGGTTCGGCAAGATCATCGATATCCGCGCGGACGATGCTACCCGTGAGTGGCGTTCGTGGAAGGCCGAGCAGGAGGAAATCGAGGACCTAGAGGGCCTAGAGAAGCGTCTGGGTGTACAGGCCAAGATTAACCAAGCGCTCAAGTGGGCCGATCTGTACGGGGGGGCCGTTATTATCCCCGACCTGCCAGGGAACAGCGCAAGCCCCCTACGGCCCGATTCGGTGAACACGCACCGTATGAGATATATGACCGTGCTTCACCGCTGGCAGATCAGCCCACAAGGTCAGATCAGGAACCCACTCGACCCCAATTACGGCAAGCCTGAGAAGTGGCAGGTCCCTGTACAGAATGGGGTCCAGCTGAACTTCCACCCGTCACGGGTCATTCTGGTCAATGGCCGGTCCCATGGGCACCAGACGGACATTTGGGGCAAGTCCCTGTGGGAACACATGGCCGATGCGGTCCTAGCTGCTGACGGGGCCGCTGCGGTCATTTCCGCGCTGCTCAAAGAGGCCAAGATTGACGTGATTGGCGTTGACTCCATGATGGATGGACTCGGTACGGACAAGTACGAGGCGCAGTTGCTCAAGCGCTGGCAGTTGGTCGCGCAACTCAAGTCCATTGCCAATGTGACCCTGATCGACAAAGCGGACGAGTGGAATACCAAGACCGTCACATGGTCCGGTCTGCCCGAGGTCATCGAGCAGTTGCTAACCATTATGGCCGGTGCTGCCGACATCCCCGTTACGCGCCTGATTGGTACGTCTGCCAAGGGTCTGAACGCAACGGGCGATGGGGACCTGCGGAACTACTATGATGGCATCAAGGCTAAGCAGGACCTCAGTGTCTCCCCCCAGCTGGCCCCACTGGACGACATGCTCATCCGGTCCGCACTGGGCGATCGGCCCGATAACATCTGGTACGATTGGAAGCCCCTGTGGCAACCAGACGAGAAGACCAAGTGGGAAACCGAAAAGCTGCGGACCGAGACGTTCCAGCTTGCGCTTGGTACTGCGGCAATTGACGAGGAGGTACTTACCAAGACGTACCTGAACGGGTCGGTAGAGACCGGACTGTACCCAGGGATCGAACAGGCAATTGCGGACGCATCGGACGATGGGCTTGCGGGCGAAGAGGACCTGCCGGACCCGGCTGACCTGATTGTGCCCGTGCGGGAGCCGGTAGCCGACGCCGCACCGCGCACGCTGTATGTATCGCGCAAGCTGCTCAATGGGGCCGCACTGGTCAAATGGGCCAAGTCGGTCGGTATTGTCGAGCCGCTGGCCGCATCGGACATGCACGTCACGATTACCTACAGTCGCAACCCGGTCGATTGGCTCAAGATGGGCAATTCGTGGGAAGAGGAACTGACGATCCCCAAGGGCGGTGCGCGCCTGTTGGAACGCTTTGACGGTGGGGCCGTGGTCCTCGCCTTTGCCAGCAACATGCTAAAGTGGCGCAACGAAGAGATGCGCGAACATGGCGCGTCGTTCGATTACGACGAGTACCAGCCGCATGTGACCCTGACGTACGCGGGTGAGGGGTTGGACCTTTCGGCCATTCAGGCGTATCAGGGTGAGCTACGGTTCGGGCCTGAGATGTTCGAGGAGATCAAGGAGGAGTGATCGACCTCCCTGCCCTCCTGCGCGCAAGGGGCCGACGCCAGCCGTTGACCCTGCGCGCCATCCAGACCACACAGGCGCAGGCCCGTGCGCTCTATCGGCTCTATCTGCCCGTTACGGACGTATGGGCACGTGGGGCCACTGAGCGTATTCTGCCCGCCTATGCGCGTACGATCGCCACATTCACCGGGGATAGCCCAGCGGACATTGAGGCCGAGATTGCCGCCGTGGACAGTGAGGCCGTACGGGTCACATTTGACTTTCGGGCGTTCTTTGCCGAGTGGGCGCAGCAACTCATGCTGTGGCATGTTAACCGCATCGGCTCGCAACTGACCTATGCGACCGGGATTGACATGACGACCCAGCTGGGTCCCGCTAACGGCACGATTGAGGATTTCCTAGCGCGCAATACGGCCCTAATCCGGGACGTGTCTGACCAGACGCGCGGGCGCATTGCGGACATTGTGTTCCGTGGCGTCCAGTTGCGTACCCCAGTGCGGGACATCGCCAAGGAGATTAACGAGGCAGTCGGGTTGGGTCGTAAGCGGTCCCTGCGCATTGCTAGCGACCAGACGGTTAAGCTGAGCGCCGCATTGGATCGGTTGCGGCAAGATGAACTCGGTTTCCGAAATTTCACATGGATTCACTCGGACAAGCTCCATTACCGCCCCGAACATAAGGCCCGCGACGGTAAGGTATTCTCGTGGGACTCCGATGTTGCCAAACACGATCCCCCTGGGTATGCGCCGTTCTGTGGGTGCAAGGCCGCAGCGTATCTAGACCCTAACGAGGAATAGTGCTAGATTAACCGGACCGGGGAGCATGTGGAGTGCTCGACCCGGCCCTTAACACCGTGGGAGAAACACGATGTCTAATAACACAATATGCTCGATTGACGGATGTGGCAAGGTAGGTCGCACAAGAAAAGGCATGTGCAGTAAGCATTACGAACGCCAGCGGGTGCATGGGACCACTGATGGATCGGGGGTAGTTCGACACGATGGTTTAGTCATAATTCAGTGGATGCTAGACAACGCCACGTACGAGGGTGACGGATGTCTCCGGTGGCCCTTTGCATGTTATAACAACGGGTACGGTTCGGTCTATGATTTTGATGGCCGCCATACCGTGGCGTCTCGGCTGATGTGTCGAATTGTGCACGGGGAACCACCTCATGTTGACTGGGACTGCGCCCATACATGCGGCAATGGTCATCTGGGGTGTGTAAACCCAAATCACCTTACGTGGAAAACTCGAACGGACAATCATGCTGACAAGATTGAACATGGTACACACGACAGAGGCGAAAAGAGCAACAACGCAAAACTAACTGAGTCGGACGTTCGATATATTCGGTCGGTGAAAGGGGAAGTCTCGTTACTTGTATTGTCCGAGCAGTTCGGGGTATCATTTCAAAATATATCGGATATTCAGCGGTACAGACGATGGAAGTGGCTTAAATGACAGCGCAAAAACATTCCGCTAGACTAAAACGGATGGCGCAAAAGACGCCGCAACAAGTCACTAGGGCGCTATATGCGGCGGGTCAGATTTTGGAGATAGACGCAGAGCGAAGCATTACAGCCGGGTCCATCTCGGGGGCTGGGCACATTCCGTCCGCACCGGGCCAACCGCCCAATGCCGATACGCGGACCCTCGATTCCAACATTGAGACGGAGATTGGCGGTCCGGGTGTGGTCACCGTGACCAGTAAGGCCCCCTACTCGGCGGCGCTGGAGTACGGCACATCGCGCATGGCGGCACGTCCGTTCATGCGGCCCGCTACGGAACGCAACCGCAAGAAGGTCGTTCAGATGGTCGGTGAGGCGGTGAACATCACGATCAAATAGGGTGTTGACAGTCCCGGCAACCTGTGGCCATATGCGGTCAACGGGGTCGGCATGCAAGCTTCCCCGAGGGGCCGTAATCTCCAAAGTCCGGCTCCTACCAATACGCAGCGCCCCCATACGGCTCCTCCTACTCCGTCGGCGCGCGTTTCCCAGACCGGGCAAGTGCCCCTCCTCGCTTAGCCCGGTCTGGGCTTTCATCCCAAGAGGAACCCATGGCAAAATCCGACGTTGAGAAGTACCCGACCATCCTAGCCGTCCTTGAGAAGTTTCTAACCGATGAGGGTTACGAGGCTAACGACGAGGATTGGCACGCTCTGGCGGAGTATGACGATCCCGACTTTGGTAAGATTCGACCTTTTACCGTTACGACCAAGTGTGGCAGAACCGCTGCTATTTCCTTGTCCGAAAAGGTCTCTGAATACCACAACTAACTCATGGGTGACGTTCCTACAGCCAAGGGTGTTACGGCGGAATCGCAGTGAAGTATGCTTAGCGGGTTGCCCACCCCATGTGGGGCCATTATGACCGCAAATATTCTCACGCACACCACAAATACCTCGTGACGGGCTTACCCTCTGCCAAGACTTGCCCCGTCTGGCCGTTGCGAGGATCACGAACCAGACGGGGCTTTTTATTAGTGGGAGAAGAACATGACACCTAAGGCACGCGCCGCAATTGTCCGTCAGGCTGAAGAAGCTGGCTATACTGAAGATGATTTGCAGTTTATGACGTTGCCCCCGTTTCTTGATCCGGGGGATGGTATTTCTTATACGCCGCACGTTGGCAAGACTAAGGACGACCGTTATTTCTCCGTCAAGACTGCAACTTACGAGTTGTCTAACTAATTTGCCGAGGGTCTCCAGTTACCCGATTTAGTAGCGTCCCGTCCGTGAAATGCGGCAAATAGACGGCAAGTCAACTGCTCGACGGCGACACGGTGATGATCCTGCTGGCCGTAGCACTATCGAAGGGTAGGAGCGCATTGTGGGGTGACTAGCAGGCCCCACCCGTTGAGTAGTTGACACCTCCCCACCTTGCGGCTAGTATGCCCGCCAATGCTCCAATTTACTGACCGAGCCCCGCTTTCCCAGACCCGCCGCACGAGCGATGGTTATTTGACCACAGTTGCTCGCAGCGTCCGCACGGGCGTTCAACTGTACACTGGGTCCGAAGTGGGTCGCCCTGACCTTGCAACGGTCAATGTGTACCGTCCGGCAAGTGAGGTCCATTCCAAGGACTCGCTCCAATCCTTCTCCCACGCCCCGATCACCAATAACCATCCGTCTGTCGCCGTTACGGCTGACAACTGGAAGGAATTGGCTGTCGGTGAAGTGAGTACCGCCGCGCAGGTGGATTCCGAGGGGTGGGTTTCGCTCCCCCTGGTCCTCAAGGACAGTGCGGCCATTGCTGCCGTCGAGTCCGGCAAGCGAGAACTATCCGCAGGTTACACCTGTGAACTCGTCTGGGGTGACGGCGTAGCGCCCGACGGCACTGCGTACCAAGCCACCCAGACGAACATCCGAATCAACCATCTAGCGGTGGTCGATGCTGCCCGTGCGGGCCATGAGGCCCGTATTGGCGATAACTGGGGCGTGAGCCCTATTCCTCAACCTGAACAGGAGTCCCGCGCAATGTCGGACAAGACTGTACTGGTGGATGGGCTCTCCGTGGTCACGAATGACGCGGGCGCTCAGGCCATCGCTAAACTTATGGCGGATGCTGCAAAAGCCGCCGATTTCTACGCCGTGCAGCTTGCGGACCGTGATGCCCTTGTGGCCGCTGCGGACGCCAAGCTCGCCAAGGCCGAAGCTGAACGTGACGCTGCGCTCGCCAAGGTACTGGACGACAAGGCCATTGACGCCCGCGTTGCCGCTCGTGGCGATCTGGTCGCACGTGTCAAGGTTCTCGCCCCCGCCGTTGTGGCAGACGGCAAGTCTGATCTGGACGTAAAGCGCGCGGTTCTTGCCGAACGCAAGATCAGTCTGGACGGCAAGTCCGATGCGTACATTGAGGCCCGCTTTGATACCCTCGTTGAGGATCATGCCGGTGCCGACAAGACCGCCGCTGACCTTGCCGATAAGACCAACCCGCTCAATGATGCCGACGCAGAGGCCAAGGCCCTTGCTGACGCCAATAACCACAACGCTTGGAGGGCTGCATAAATGGCAATCCTGTACGCTTCGACCATCCCCGACTATACGCTCGGCCAGCTGGTCAATATGGAAGAATGGAACGGCATTAGCCGTATCCTCGGCGGTTCCGTCAATATCCCATTCGCTGCCCCGGTTATTGCCGGTGGTGCGAGTGAGTGGGATTGCGCGCCACTGACCGCCGCTGCCCAGAACGTTCTGGGTATCGCCCGTATGCAGCATACCCTGTACCACGCAGGCGACCGATACGAGCCGGGTGATACCGTATCGATCATCACCGCTGGTGTGGTCACCGTGAACCTCGGCGCAGACGTGACCGAAGGCGCTCAGGCGCGCTTTAACGTCACCAACGGTACTTGGACCGGCGCAGCCGCTTCCGCTACTGTCCTCACTATCCCTGGCGCTCAGTTCGAGTTCGCGGGTACTAGCGGTGCCATCGGCGTCGTGCGTTACCAGCGTCCCGTCCCTAGCGTTTCGGTCGGAGCTTAACCCATGACCCAGAATCTTGTTAACGACGCATCGGCACTGGCCTTTGTCAGCCTTCAGGCTCGCGGTATTAATACCCGCGTCTATGCCACTCGCTACCCAGAGTACGACTTTGCTCGCCTGATCTTCGTTGAGTCGGGTGGCAATCCTTGGGCTCCGGGCGTGATGACCTTCACCTCCACCGAGTCTGGCAAGGCCCGTCTGCTGACCGCCTACTCCAAGGACATGCCCAAGGCCGAAATCGGTCAGGCCGAAGAAATCCGCACCTTCAAGCTCGCGGGTATCGGCTATGACTACAACATCGAGGAAATCAATACCGCCCTCGCTGTTGTCGGTGGCACCCTGACGGACCGCAAGGCCGCAGCTGCTCGCCGCGCCTATGCCAAGTTCATGTTCAACACGGCCATTACGGGCATTCCGGACCTTCCGGGCAGCACGGGCCTGACGAACTACACTGGCGTGACTGCCACTGCGGCCCCGGCTGATGGTACGGGCGGTGTTCGCACTTGGGTTGACGCTGCTGGCGTCGGCACCAAGACCCCCGCTCAGATCGTCCGTGATATCAACATTGGTATCGTGGGTATCTTTGCTGACACCTACCAGACCGAGCTTGCCGATACGGTCATGCTGCCACTGGCTGCATACGCCTACATTGCGCAGACTCCGTACTCGCTGACCACTCAGGAGACCATCCTGACGTTCATTCAGCGTACGAACCTGTATACCCTCCAGACTGGCCGTCCGCTCAACTTCGTCTTCCCGCCGCAGGGCGTTCTGGAAGCTGCGGGTACTGCTGCCGGTGCGGTCGGCATGGGCCGTATGGTCGTCTACAAGAACGATCCCGAGTACGTGCGTCTCCATCTGCCAATGCCTCACCAGTTCCTCCCCGTCTATCAGGACGGCTGGGGCCATTTCGAGGTCCCCGGTATTTTCCGTACGGGCGGTGTGGAAATCCTCTCCACTCAGGCCGTACGCTACGTGGACGGTATTACCCCGGCTCCGTAAACCGAGCCCACTAGGTAAGATTAGGCCCCCGCTAACCACGGGGGCCTTTTTGTTACTGGATGACGCGATACCGGAAGATTGCATGGCGTGGGTTGGTCAAACCTTCCACAGCCCAGTTATTGCATCCGATACCCTGCTTCCAGTAGTCCACAGTACCCGACATTTCCCCACCATCGATTTCGACCACCAAGTCAGTACGTCCGGGCAAATTCGGCCCCTTGCTTGCATTGGGTGCAGTGGGGTCCCACTCGATCCACCCATCCACATCCACCCCTAACCGATCAGCAGCGAGCCGGAGGACCAGAGCGGACCCAAGGGGCATGGTGTTGGCAATCTCCCGCAGTGCGTCCGCAAGGTCAGTATTGGTTGGGCTGCTCATGGTCGCGCACTCAGACGAACGATAGCACGACCACCCTTGAGCAGACGGGACTTTTCGATAGTAGCGCGATCCTTGTGCTTGCGCGCCACAGTTCCACGGTTGCGATGCGGAGCAAAGAACCACTCGTCGGTGAAGTCGGGGCGAACCAGCTTTAGCGCCTTGCGGTATTCCAAGCGCTGCACTGCGCGGGCGTGAAGGTCATCGGCGGTCAGGCGTGGACCACGAATCCAGTTGGTCGGAACGTTAACGCCAGATGCGCGCTTACGGGCGGTCGAGGAAGTCATGTCAATCTCTCCTGTTTGGTTTGACGGCCCATATCTGACAGCCGGGTCACGCCTTGTCAAGCCCTAATGCGTGCGGTATGCTACGCCCATGACGAAAATTCGTAACCTGACCGGCTCCCCTTATGATCTAGCCCCCGGTGTCATTCTCCCGGCGTTTGGCGAGGTTGACGCGGACTTGCCGGATTACCTCGTGGAAATCCTGACCGCAGTACCCGGCGTGGAAGTTGTAACGCTGGTGCCCGATGAGGACCCCCTTGATCAGTGGCGAGCGCTCTATACGGAGACGACCGGCAAGAAGCCGCATCACCTCTGGAAGGAAGCGCGCCTGATCGAAGAGATTGAGAAGCATGGGGCCGAATGACCCGTTAGGGGTAACATTCCTCCCCATTGCCGGTATGGAAGCTGTGCCCGTTTACGAGGCTGAAGGCGGTATGCCAGTATTCGTTACCGACGATCCCTATCTCCTGAGTGACGGTCTGAGCCTTATGTCCCCACTGTACGTGGTGGACGCTGGCGGGCCGACGTGGGTGGCTTCAGATGGGTCCCTACAGGCCGCGCTACCCGTGGAGACGACATGAGTGAAAGGCATGGCTCCTAATGGTTACTCCCGCAGAGTTCAAAACCGCAAAACCTCAGTTCGCCGCTGTTCCCGACGCCACGGTACAGATGTACCTAGACATGGCCGCACGGTACGTGTTTGATCCCGAGAATGACGACGCGGTTATTAGCTTTTCTTGCCACCTAATGACGCTCGATGGTCTTGGCACGGACGCAGCGTCAACTAACTGGCGCACGGGGGCCGCATCGTACCAATCGATCAAGTCTGGGCAGCTTACCCTTACACGCTATCAGCGGGCCGCAGGAGAGGGAACCACGTGGACCTCTTGGCTCGGTCAGACCCAGTGCGGCCAGTTCTATGCCCTGCTCCTCAAGATGGAGCGTGGCGGGCCGCGTGTGGTCAGTGGGGGCGTCGGTCGGTGCGTCACGGCGTACAGTAAGGACCTATGGGGCTGGCCTATTGACGGCTGGGCAAGTTCGATCTAACTTACACCCATGCGCAACCATACATGGGACGCCCTCGGCTAATAACCGGGGGCGTTTTGCGCGAGTACCGTACGAACGCACTGTGCGAGGAATGGCGAGGCTCTCATCCGACCAGAGCGCCAACGATAAATCGTCTTATTCCCCATGCCGATTCTCTCCGCGATGAACGTATCGGATAGTCCGCTCGCGTTGATTTCTTCGATCAGTGCGTAGGTTTCAAAATCCTTGGCATGGTTCGGCCCGCGCAGTTCATTCCCATGAAACCCCCAATTCAGGAGCGTGGCAGGGCTGATACCCAACTGTCTCCCCGTCGCCCGGAGACTACCCCCGTTGGCCTCAAGTGCCGCGCGTGCCTCATCAACGGTGGGCATTACACGCGCTGCCTTCGGCGGACCGCCCTTGCGGTGCCTCCATATCAGACCAATGACCGAGTTGCGCGTACGGCCCACCCGTTCCGCGATTTCCCGCGCGGATAGGCCCTGATCGTGAAGGCGGACTATTTCGTCAAGCATATCTTATATCCCATGGCTTCGACCAAGGCCCGCACCGTAACCCAGTGCAGGCTTCTCTTTGGGTCCGAACGCATCCCACTGATCGTATTGACCCCGACGACAGCACGGCGGCAAATCTCAATATCGGCCAACGGGCATTCGTCAATCAGGGCCAGTAGTGAATGTTTACCCTCAAGAATTGTCACGGCACGCACGCTCCGTCATGACACCGAGGGCCGCTGGAGGCAGTCCTGGATAGCTGTAGATGATACGGGTCATATCGGTCCACAACTCATTGCCCTGCATGACGGTCAGTACGTGGGTGATGGGCGTTCCGGCATCACGAGCCCGTGCGATATCTTCGGCCAGTGACCGAGCATCTAGGCAAGCATTGGGTGTGGTGAGCGAGAGGACCGCGACGGCTAGCGTGGAAAGTGACATTGTGGTAGGCTCCTGTCATGGGATTACTTGATGGCGACATTGCCAGTTTGTTTGCAGATGTGTTCGGCACGTTCTATCTGGACGGCGTACTGACCCAGAACCCCGTTTGGGTCCCCGACGGTCAGGGTGGCGGCTCATATACCCCACCGAACCCAGTGGCGGTTAAGTACCAGACCGACAGCGTGTCGGAAGAGACCCGTGTTGCCGGGGGCTATTCGCAGGACGACGTTCGGTTCCTGATCCTCCAGAAGCCCGGATTGGTCCTTACGGGGGATTCTGAGCTTACTGCCGGGGGTAGGACCTACTTGCTCCGTACGCCCCGACAGGACCCGGCTAAGTCATATTACGAGGTGTGGGGAGTTGTTAAGTGACTAGATTACCGTCTCGAAACGATAGCGCTTACCGCGCTTCACCACGCGGACACCGAGCAGTGGGGTCCCATCGGCACGATGGATCGTCCAAGACCCTTCACGCTCGACTTCTAGGTTTTTCACTTCACCCATATAGAACCGAGCGATGCTTTCCGTGATTGATTCTATGGTGGATGCGGACGCCAGTAGTGTCATTTCTCATCTCCTTGTTTCGTACTAACCTTGTCACACACCATGACCCCGAGGTCAACATGAAAATTACGATGACTGCAAATTATGATTGGCCCGTACCCAACTCGCGGTCATGGATCGCCTTCAAGGCCGGTTGGTCCGGTCGGGTCACACGAGCCCAGGGGCGCGAGATGATCGCTGCGGGCGTGGCTACTCTCCAGCAAGAATCTTCTCGTAGAGATAGTAGTAGGTCCCGTCCCAATTAAAGCCGTCCTGCGGGTGGTTCTCGTGTTTGGTCAGCAGGATTTGTGCACAGCGCGCACGTTCGGCTAGGATAGCGTACGCCACAACCTGTTCGGTGCTCATATCTGCCCGGTCCGAGACTTCCATGCACTTATCGACCTGATCGCTCAGTGCGCGGGGCCACTCGTTACAGTTCCACGCTTGCGTCTCCAGCACCTTGCTCATCGTCTCCACTCCTTGTATTGTGGCGCTATGGCCGATATTGACCTCACGCTAGAAACTCGCCAATCGATCATTGCGCACCTGACGCCCCGGATTACCGGCGCTGGGGTGTACGGGGAGTTTACGCCCGCCAATGTCCCATGGCCCTTTATCCGCTACTCGTCCAGTACGACCCCCTACGAGGACTCGTGCAATGATGGGTCCGTGATACTGGTCGATCTGCACGTATTTGCCAATGGGCCGACCACCGATGCGGTGTTGCTGCTCGCTCGGCAAGTGTTGGCCGCTATGTCCACATGGAAGGGCGGGGAGGCGGACTGGACGGGCAATGTTGGTCCGTTGGCCGACGCACCCACAGGGGAGTCCGCCAAGTGGCATGTTGTCGTACAGTTCAGGGTCGAGACGGTCCTGCCATGATCTCCTCAGCAATGTCGTAGAACGTGCTATCCCATTGTTCACCGTTCTGTGGGTGGTTCTCGTGTCGGTCCATTAGGACTTGGGTACAGCGCTGGCGCTCCTCCATGACGCCCTGAACTAGCCCCAATTCAGCCGCTTCATATGCAGCCTGCCAGCGCTTGGCGACGGTGCCCGTGCATGAATAGTAGGTCCGCCCTGACCGTCTGTACTCAGGGACCACCATGTCCGCAATTTCCGTGGGGCTCACGATGCTGCCGCCAGTATGTTAGCCACTTCACCGGGCGGGACTTGGACGTTCCACTCGTTTCCGTCCGCCATCCGCAATCTGGTCCAACCTGAAAATGCGCCCGGTTCAAACGAAACCACATCTCCGGGGCGAACGTACCGACTGCCCAGCTGGACGAATGCCGGACGTGGCTTGGTGAGTAGTCCGATGTTTCCAACAGTCAGATTTTCAATCAACTTGTCCCGCTGACTCACGATGCCACCACCCGATAGCGCACAATATCGCGCCCCTTGTCCCGCCACGTCCAATCTCCCGTATCCCATAGGTTGACCACGCGCTCCGTATTGACCGTGCCGTCCTCGCGCTCAAACTCGACCAAATCTTCCGGGTCGGCAAATTCGGGCCAAGACTCGCCATCGTGTTCGTACCAGCTATTCACCGTACTTCTCCTTGAGTCGTGCCAACGTGCGTAGTTCTTCCGATCGAAGGTAGTCCGCACGGTCAACAGCCAGCTTCTGTTCCTCTGCCAGTTCTTCGACAGTCTTGGGCCGCTCGTACCAGATTTTCAGATACATAGACGACTCACCATAGCCGCAATCATCAAACTGGAACTGAACGGACCCAAGACGTTCAGCTGGGACCTTAGTGGCCAGTTCGTTCAGGGCGGCAATAGCGCCGACCAACGTACCGTCGCCCAGCTTTGTGTAGTCGTCCAAGTACGTATCCAAAAGGTACTCTCTTACGAAGTCACTCATAGTCCCAACTCCTTGGCTATGGCGCATCGGGCCACATGCTCGACGCTGTTATATTCGTTCCGGTACTTGTCGGTAAAGTATGTGGCGTCAATGGTCCAGTCGTCGCCCGTATTGTGCCGATCTGGCCGTGTGCGTACCCAATGATCGTACTGGTCAATCGGGCCGAGGGGTGCCTGTGCGGCGGGATATTCTTGGAGGGTCATTTGGTCACCACGCGGTAATGTGTGATGTCGCTGCGGTGAAGGGGCGTACTGTGAGACCAATTGGCGTCCCAGAACTCTACCGTTCGAGGGGGAACCTTGGTTTCGTATCCATCAGCGAACCGAACCTGCACGAGCGTATCCAGCGGCAAGTCCGGGTAGCCTTTATCGCGGTGTTCAATCCATTGAGTCATATCAAATCTCCTTCATGTATTGCGGGGCCGTAGCACGTACCCCGTGGTCGGTTGGCAAAACTGCCCCAGTGGTCCCATCGACGCCAATCAGGCCATCATCGACAAGCTGTTGCATGGCGTCAGCGCGGACCTGTTCGGGCCGTCGGACCCCAACGACAATCTCAAGCGCTTTGACCATTTCGGGCGTTAGGATTTGCATTGGTCAATCTACCCAAAAATCACGGTGCTTGAAATGGTGCCACCCGAAGCCGTAGCCGGTTTCCATATCGTCAAACTGGGCGACTACTTCTCCCCCGACGAATGCGAAACCCACAAGCGCCGACTTGCCAATCAGGGTCGGATCACTCCCGATGTATTCCTTGCTGAACATATCCCCGTGGGGCTTGTACGGGCCAATCTCGCCCCTAGTGTCGCGCATCCTATGTCCTCTTGGTTCTGACCGTGTTGTCATATCCATGCCTTGCTTTTGAACCCCCGTCAAGTTACTATTTGCTCCATGTTCAACTTTTCTCACGGAACCCGCTAACCATGGCGCAGATTCAGAGTATCAAATTCGGGGAGCAGATGCTCCTCATTGGCGATGGGGCGGACCCCGAGGTCTTTTCCAGCCCTTGCGGCATCAACTCGCTGACCAAATCCACCTCGACCAATACGTCTGACGTTGACCTCCCGGATTGCGATGACCCTGATCTGGTCGTCTGGCTCGGCATTGACGAGGTGTCCAAGCGCATGACGCTGACATTCTCGGGCACCATCGCCCAGCAGGCTCTCGCCATGTGGCAGGAATGGGAACTGGACGGCGGGACCCGCAATGTCCGCTGGCTCCGCAACCTGACCAATCTGGCCCTGCGCGGCTATCTGGAAGGCCCCGCCCTCCTGACCGAGTTCGAGGAAACCTCCGAGGCTCGTGGCCGCTACACCTTTACTGGCACGATCATCTTTGACGGCAAGCCCATCTGGGTCTCGCTACCAGCCGCTCCGACCAACTCTGTCGCGCCGACCTTTACCGGCACGCTCGAACAGGGTGAAGTCCAGACCGCCGTTACTGGCACTTGGACCGGCACTCCCACATTTACCTATCAGTGGGAACGCTCGCCCAATGGTGCGAACGGCTGGACCGACATTGCCGCCGCCACTGCCAGCACGTACACCGCTGCTGCGGGAGACGTGGGCATGTACCTGCGTTACAAGCTCACCGGGACTAACGCGGGTGGCAGCACGGTTGTTTACTCGGCTAGCCGTGGCCCGGTCACTGCCTGATGAGCGACCCCCAACTGGCCCGTATCCTAGAGAGCATCCGCAAGGACCTTCCGAAAACACGGTCCAGTAAATTCGTGTTGCCACCCGAGTGGCTTATTGGTGAGGTTGCCCTGTGAGGCTAAGTGCCGAAGTTGAACTAGCTTGGGGGCCGGGGGTTTTTACCTTCGGCCTCAAGGCTAAGCAAATCGAAGAATTGGAACGCATCTGCAAAGAGGGGATCGGGCGCATCTGCATGCGCGCATTCTCCGGTGTCGATTATTCCTATCCGCTGCTGCGCGAGACGATCCGCTTGGGCCTCATTGGCGGTGGGCTCCCCCCGACCGAAGCGGCCCAGCTGGTCAATACGTACGTTGACGGCCAGCCAATTGACCGGGCGAACGACCCATCCAGCACGCTCAAGACCGCAACAGCTGTCCTCAAGGCCGTGCATTTCGGGTGGGAGGATTTGCCGGAAGCTCCCGTGGGGGAGTCTCAGCCCCCGAAGGGGACGGACGAACCAATTTCGGACTCTACCGGGCCGCATTCCTAAAGGCGGGTATTGACCCCCGCGCATGGGAGACCATGAGCCTATACGAACTAGAAAGCATGTGGCGCAATATGAACCCCAAGACCAACGAACCAACCGATACTGAGTGGGAAGAAGCTCAGAACTTGTGGGCAGGCGCGGTTGCGGGCATGTCGGATGTGAGGTTGTAAGATGGCAGTAACGGCAGATACCGTAACCGTCCGCCTTGAGGCACAGACCCGGCAATACGAGCAGAACCTACGTAGGGCCGAACAGACCTCAACGTCCTCATTTCGCCGGATGCAAGATGGGGCACGCGCGGCCAGTGCGGGCATAACCGGCTCGCTGCGCGGCCTTGCGGGCGCGTTCATTAGCGCTCAAGCTATCAGCGGTTCGATTCGCTTGGTGGACGCCGCTACAGGTATCGCCAACGCACTACGAGTGGCCGGACTTGAGGGCGAGGAACTAACTCGCGTCTATGACCGCCTATTTGAAAGCGCCCAGCGTAACGCTGCTCCCGTGCAATCACTTGCCCAGTTGTATAGCCGCGTGGCGGTGGTCCAAAACGAGCTAGGGGTAAGCACGAACGAGCTACTGACCCTTACTGACAACGTTGCCAAGGCGCTGCGCGTGGCGGGCACCGATGCGTCCTCTGCCTCCGGTGCGCTTCTACAGCTGAGTCAGGCGTTCGGTGCGGGGATCGTTCGTGCTGAAGAGTTCAATTCCATTCTGGAAGGCGCGCTCCCCATTGCCCAGGCTGCGGCTGCGGGCCTAACTGAGGCTGGCGGGTCGGTCGCGCGCCTCCGTCAGCTTGTGGTGGATGGGAAGGTCTCTTCAGAAGCGTTCTTCCGGGCATTTGAGGCCGGTGCCTATATTCTAGATACTCGCCTTGCCGGTGCCGAGGCCACGGTTTCTCAGTCGTTCGTCAGGCTCCAGAACGTTTTGATCAACGTGGCAACTGACATGAACGAAGGATCACGTGTCAGTGGGGCGCTCGCTGGTGGGCTAGACGATCTTGGCGTGGTCATCCAGCAAGTTGCCGCATTTGCGGAAGCCGCTGTCGATCCAGTTACGAACTTCATTGCCCAGCTTGAAGGCGGAATTGGTGCGGCTCAGGGCTTTGCTAATGAACTCGCTCGCATCTCCGGGTTAGAGGGCTTTGGGGCAGGCCTGGCCAAGGGCATTAACGACCTACAGATTCCGGGGCTTAGCGCAGGGTCCAGCGCGGGCGGTCGGGTGGTAGACCAGACATTCAGTCTGCTAGGGGAAACCCCACAGGACGAAACGCTCGCCCGCATCTTGGCAGGTGAAGAAAAACCCGCACCTCTCCAGATTACCGTTGAGGCAGACCGCCCGACGATTACGCTTGAGGATTACACAGTCAAGGACACCAATAAGAAATCCGCCACGGAGACGAAAGCCCAGCGCGAACGTCAGGCGGTGTTGGACCTCATTGACACGCTGGAATTTGAACGGTCATCCATTGCACTCACCGCCCGTGAACAGGAGATCGCTAACGCGGTCCGTGATGCGGGTAGTGCTGCCACGGAAGCCCAGATTGCGAAGGTGCGGGAACTGGCCGGGGCGATCTATGACGAAAAGGACGCGATGGACAAACTCAACATATCCGCTCAGGAATGGGCTGATACCGTCGAGAGTGCGACCCGTACGTTTATAAATGATCTGATCGAGGGTAAGTCCGCAGCCGAGGCTTTCGGTAATGTGCTATCCAACATCGGTTCCAAGCTGATCGACATGGGCCTCAACTCCATCTTTGGTGGTGGGGGTCTCAATCTGGCCGGTATCTTCGGCGGCAAGTCAACGCGCGCAACGGGCGGTGACGTATATGCGGGCAATCCTACCCTAGTGGGCGAGAAGGGCGCGGAGGTGTTCGTACCGTCCGGCCCAGGTAAGATCATACCCAACTCGCAGATCGGCGGTAGCTCCGTCACGTTCGCCCCGGTCATTGACGCACGAGGGGCCGATGTGGCAGCTATTGCCCGACTGGAACGTGTGGTACAGGATATGTCCGGCCAGATCGTACCGTTGATCCGGCGCGAGATTGCAAACGGGCCAAAGAAGGGCAGACGTTGAATGGATAACTTCCCCGGCTGGACCACGCGGTTCGAGCTAATGTTCCGGCAAGAGCAGTCCACCCACGCCAGCGGACGCATCCGGGTCAAGGACTTCGGGACGCCCATCTGGCGCGCAAGCTACCTGTCCCGCCCCCTTCGCCCTAACATGGTGGATGAATGGCGGGCGCGTCTGGCCGCACTGGGTAATGGGCTTCTGACCTTCCCCGCTTGGCCCATGTCCCGCTGCTGGCCAATTGCACACCCAAACGGTTTGGGTGCGGTCAACGGGGTCATTGCGTCAATTGGCAGCGACAACAAGTCTTTCACGGTAACATGGACCGGAGGGACCACTATTCTTAGTGTGGGCGACTACGTGGAAATTAATGGACAGCGGCTCTATCAGATCACGGAGGCAGCACCAGGACCCATCTATTCCATCGCCCCGCATTTCTCCGTCGGCACGCTTGCGGGCCAGTCGGTTGATGTGTCCCGCCCGTCTGTTGCCATGGCGATTGTCCCCGGTTCCGTGCAGACCCAGACGGGCCTTAACGGGCGTGCGTCCATATCGTTCGAGGCAATGGAGGCCCGAGGTTAATGCGAGCCATATCTACAGAGAACCAAGCGGCCCTATCGGCCCGCGCGCTCGTTGAGCGTGACTTCATTTGGTTTGTGGCACGTGACCGGGAAACACTGGCCCCGGTGTCCGTTGGGTTCTGGTCGGACATTGAGAACGTATCGTCCGTTCCCGTGATCGACCCCAATACCGGAGGGTTGACCAGCCGCAGCTATTACGGCGCGGGGAGCCTCATTGCCATAGACGACATCCCAGCGGTCAGTAGCGTGCAGGTGCAAGATATCCGCATCCGCATGTCTCAGCTTGACGCGGCGGTAAACAACGTCATCCGATTTTACGACACCAAACAGGCCCGCGTGGAAATCCACCGAGGGCTATTCGATCCGGTCAGCCGGGACCTTGTGGCTCCCGCGTTCGTCCGATTCGTGGGGTTCGTCAACCTCGTGGAGGTCCACACGCCACCAGAGGGAGGTGACGGTTACGCGGAGCTTACGTGCGTCAGTCACACGCAGGAACTCACCCGCGCCAATCCTTCCACGCGGTCCCACGCGGACCAGCAACTCCGCGCACCGGGAGATACGTTCTTTGTGGACGCTGCGGTCGTGGGTGACTGGAAAGGCACGTGGGGGGAGAGTAAGGGTGCCCAACCCGTGGAGACACGGAAAGGGCTGTTCGGTTGGGGTGGTTGGTTCTTCGGGCTCTAGTCCTCGTGGACCGTCCACTCCTTAACGCTATTGTCCTCAAGGTGGGCACAGATACCGCCGACGAAACACAGATGTGAGGTTCCTATGGGGAAAATCACTCTCTTGAGTGACCTACTATGCGTCTGCACCACCTCATATCGGACACCCGCCTCAACCCCCATGTCTCTGAGGTATTGGCTCGTAACTTCTCTCACGCTGACCTTCATTTCTTCTCTCCTTGTTGATACCCGAACCCTACGGACCCATGACCACCATGTCAACAGTTAAATTGCTACTCGATTTCCACGCCGCGTCCGAACTCCCCTTCCCGGCCACAGCGCAATGGGCGGACAAGCTGTACACCATGGCCCGTACCGACCCAAACTGGCTGTGTGTGGAGCGGCCCGGTGGGGTCTTGCTGGCAATGTGCGGTCCGTCCCTCATGGGGCCGTTTACGGTCGCTCAGGAGGTGGTGTGGTGGGTGGACCCCGCGCACCGTGGGAACTCGGTCGGCATGTTGCGCGAGTACGAACAATGGGCTACCCTACGCGGCGTGTTTGCCATTGAAGTGAAATCCCTCGCCAAGTTCCCCGAAGTCGAGAAGCTGTACGAGCGCGCCGGGTATACGCGCCTCGAAACCAGCTGGGTAAGGTGGCTGTAGATGGCGTTCTTCTCCTCTGCCATCGCGGGTGCCGTTAGCGCCGCTACTGGTCTTGCATGGCTTGGTTCCGTCGCTGCTGGTGCGGTCCAAGTAGCCGTTGGTATCGGTGCGTCTCTCATTGCCAAGGCTATCGCAGGGGACCAGCAGGCGGGCACCCAGCGCTTTGGCGTACAGGGTCAGTTGCAAGGCGGGGACGATGTGCCCCGTTCGATCCTATTTGGCCGTACGTGTACCGCTGGATCACTGGTCTACTGGAACACGTGGGGCGTGGCGAACGGGACGACCAACGGGTTCCATACGCGCGTTGTGGCCCTCGCTGACTACCCCGCTCAGGCAATGCTACGGGTGTTCGTTGAGGACCTTGCCGGTACGCTGCTGACAGGCTCCCCCCACGCTCAGTACGGTTGGCCGATTGCCGAGTTCCGCAAGAACGGCGTGGACCACATGTGGGTCAAATTCTACGACGGCACCCAGACCACGGCGGACACGTTCCTCACGGGCAGTGTGGCCAGCGCTGAACGCCCGTACGATGCGGGCCGCGTGGGTCGGGGTATCCCCTACGCCATCGTGACTTGCATGGCCCCCGAGCGTATCGACGGCGAGGACAAGCCCCTATTCTCCAGCGGCCCCCCGGCGATCAAGTTCGAGATGAATGGCGCGCGTCTGTACGATCCTAGCCGTGACTCGTCGGTTGGCGGTGTCGGCACCCAGCGCCTTGCGAACCCTGCCACGTGGGGCGGTGACGGCGACCATTTGCCGATCGTGCAGGCTTACGCGCTCATGCTTGGCATTACCTACAATGGTCAGTGGCTCTATGGTCTCCAAGGGATTAACGTCAACCGGGTCCCCGTTGCTGACGTAATTGCCCAAATTAACAAATGTCGCATCCCATTTCAGGGACCCGAGGGCATGGAACCCCAGTACCGTTCGGGTGGTGAGCTTCAGGTTGGCGCGCAGATCAAGACGGCCATTGAGGCACTACTGACCTCGTGCCAAGGCCGAATGATCGAAACGGCGGGCACCTACAAGTTCCGCGTGGGTGCCCCCGACGCGCCCGTGTTCTCGTTTAACGACGGCGTGATTATCTCCACCGAGGAGCAGTCATTTACGCCATTCTTCGGTCTTGAGGACAGTATCAACGGTATTCAGTCCACCTACCCCAACCCCAATGAGGGATGGGCGACCAAGACGGCCCCACCGATCCACCGGTCCGATCTGGAATTGCTAGACGGCAATCGCCGCCTCATGGCCTCTGTGTCGCTCGACATGGTGTACAGCATTGGTCAGGTGGAACGGCTACAGAAATCGGCCCTTGAGGAAGCCCAGCGCGCCCGTCGCCATACCTATGTGCTTGGCCCTGAAGCTTGGGTCTTGGAACCCGGCGACATTATCGAATGGACCAGCGAGCGCAACGGCTACATCAATAAGCTGTTCCGCGTGGACGGCCTAGCCGACCGTGCCGACTTGGACATTTTGGTCGATATGACCGAAGTGGACCCTGCCGATTATGACTGGGATTTTGACGAGGACTTCACGGGCGTTGTAGACGGCCCAATTCAGATCGTTGGACCGCAGCCGCTCCCCATGATCGGGTGGCAGGCTTATGGTGTAGAGGTCCTCGACAATGAGGACCGTGCGCGCCGTCCGGGCATTGAGGTTTGGTATCAGCCCGGACTGTCCAACATCGAGTTCGTGCGCGTTCAGGTCCGTATGCCGGATGCGGCCAGCCCGTTCATTGATATTGTGGTGAACTACGGCTCCCCGTGGCGCACCCAGATCGTCGGCAACCTGATCAATAATACCGAGTACGAGGTCCGTGGGGTCTATATGACCTACGACCGCACCTTGGCCGATTGGTCCGACTGGCTCTTGGTCCTGACCCCCAACACCAAGTTCCTGCCGGGTCTCGACTTCGATCCGTTCGAGGGCGTGGTGGACTTTGAGAACCTCGGACCCGCACTGACCGAATGGACTACCCAAATGGGTATGACCAACCGGGAACTGATCGCAGCTATTCAGGAAACGGCCAATTACGCAGCCGACCAAGAAGCTGCCAACAGTCTACAGTTCCAAGAGGTCCGCCACGAGATGGGCGTATCGCTAGGTCAGGTGTCGGCCAACTTCCTCCAGACGATCACCGTGGCCATCGTGCCCCTGCAAAACTCTGTGGTCGCCCTGGCCGACTACCTGACGCAACTGAGCGCGGGTGACGGATCGGACGTGAGTACCGCGCGGTTCCGTATGACCACACTGAGCGGCCCGACCGGCTACAGCCGCATTGGCGCTCAGACCCGTGTGGATACCGCCGACCCATTGGCATGGCGCGGGGCCGCTTGGTATCTCGACACGCCGAACGATCCGCTCTTGCCAACACGATTCCTTGTCGAGGCGGACCAGTTCATTGTGGTTAGCAATGGTGGTGCGACTGAAGCTCAAATGATGATCTTTGACGGCACGGCACTGCGGGTTAATAACCTGTTGGTCCGTACGGCATCCATGGCTGATCTGTCTGTGACCACTGCCAAGATCGATGATCTCGCGGTCAAAGCTGCCAAGATCGACAACCTAGCTGTCACCACAGGTAAGATCGACAACCTAGCTGTCACCACAGGTAAGATCGCAAACCTCGCGGTCAACACACTTCAGATCGCGGGCAATGCCGTCACAGTCCCCGCATACGCCGCGACGAGTGGGGACACGACCATCGTCCCAGCTATCCTAAGCGTCGGTGACTTCGGTATTGACCCATACTTTACCACCGTACAGACGGTTGCCATTACAGTTACGGGTGGGGACATCTTCATTGACTGTAGTTTGTCCACTCGACCCTCCAGTTCGGGGGACTACTGCTTTATCGGCGGGCGACTTCTCCGTAACGGTTCCGAGATTCGTCGGTGGACGTTCATCTCCAGCGGCCTCGGCAATCCGTACTCGTCATACGCAGGCGCGCCACCAGTTAACCAACCGCAAGCCGTGCCCGTTTATGACCCTGGCCTAGGTGCTGGCACCTACACATACACTCTCCAAGTCGCTGCGGCTCGGTGGATTTCGGGGGACAATATCATTGTCTCAAACCGACAACTCCGTGCATTCAACAGATTGAAATGACATGCCACACTTCACCGTAATTGACGCCGAAACGCTAGAAGTCCTCCGGTTCGGTTGGGTCGAGGACTTTGATATGCACACGCAGTCCACGGCACCCAATGAAGTCACCATTGAGGGGATGTACGATGATACCGAGTGGGACTTTGTAGTCTCCCCGACCGGCCTTGAACCAGTCAAGAAAACCCTTTAGGATACGCCACCATGGTCAATACTGTTCCCTCCGATTACGTCACCGGCACGATCACACTAACCAATGGGAGCGCTGCGTTCACTGGAACCGGCACCGGCTGGCTTGCCATGATGTTCCGTCAGGGTGACTTGATCCTCGATCTGCCCGACGCACCCGAGTATATCGCCATCATTGACGAGGTTACGACCAACACGGCGGGTACGCTTACCCGCCCTTGGCTCGGCCCGACACTGACCGGTGCATACCGTATGCGCTACCAATGGGACGCGGGGCGAGTCACGGCCATGTCGGCCTTCCTACGCGAGGAACTTGGCAACGGGAACCTGCAGGCATTTGCGGCCCTAGTGGGCAGTGCGGGCGGTGTTCCGGTATTTATCGGTCCGGGCGCAATGGAGGTTCGGCCCGCTACGGACTTCGTTAACGGCGTAGCATATAACGTACAGGTCGACACGCTAGCAGACCGTGCCGCTTTTGACGGTCAGTCAGAGGGGTTTGCTGTGCTGGTATCGGACGTTGGAGACGGACGATCTGCACTATATTCCAAGGCCAGTAACACCGTGGGTGACTGGACGGACCCCGCGTACATCACGGGGCCAGAGGGCGGTACGCCTGATATCGCTGCAGGGACCACAACGACCCTCCCTCCTGGGACTCCAGCGAACGTTGATATTGTCCCGGATGGTTCTGGTGGGTATCTCATAAACTTTGATATTCCCGCAGGTGAAGGGTTCGTGTCGCGCGGTGCGTACTCTGGAGCAACAGCCTACGTCAAGGGCGATGTGGTTCAAAATAACGGGTCGTCTTGGGTTGCCAAGATTGCCACGACGGGGAACGCCCCTCCCGTTCTGCCCGTCGTCAGTAACACGTGGTGGGAACTGCTCGCGGCTGCGGGCGCGAATGGTACTGGCACCGGCGATATGGTCGGCCCCGCCTCGGCCACGGACGGCGCGTTCGTGGGCTTCGATGGGACCACCGGCAAGCTCACCAAAGAGCTGTCCAACACCGTTGCAACATCGATGTTGGACACTTTTGCCGTGACCCTTAAGGGCCTCGTACCCGCACCGACCACACCTGACGTGGCAGCAGGCAAGGTCCTTGCGGCAGACGGAACATGGGTCACACCTGCCAGCGGATCGTTCACTGAAAAGCTCATCAACGGACGGCTCTTGGTCAACCAGCGCCGTACGACTAGTGGGTCCATTATCGCCGGTGCCGTTGGGTACGTTGGTGATCTGTGGGTAATCAGCAATGCCACGAACGCTACCCTCACATGGTCGGTTGCGTCGTCTCAGTCATATGGGCGAAATCGAGAAGAAAACGCTCTGACGATTTCTTTCGCTAGCGCTCCGACCAGCGGCGATACGATCATCCAGTACCGGGCCGAGGGCGTAAACATCGTCGCTGGCACAGTAACGACCCGCGTTGACGTGCTTAACGTCGGACTTCTTGCAGCGGCCCCATTATCGGCGCTGTTTACCCAGAACTTTGGTTCTGGTGGCAGTTCCAACGTGACAGTCAGCGCTGTGACGCCCCCAGAGACAGGTGTCGGCCCAAGGCGGGCAGTCGTTACACTACCTAGCACCGCTGGGAAAACCATCGGAGCGGGAAGTTATCTTGAACAACGGTGGGTATTCACCCCCCGCGCCATCGGTACAATGACGGTCGCAAGTTTTAGCATGGTCGAGGGTGACGCCAGTGCACAACCTGATGCTCCAGACGGGCTAACCCTTTCGCAAGAGCTAGCAGAATGCCAGTGGCAATTTGTTCGGGTGACTGACTTGCCTGTCGGTTCCAGGTTCTCAACTGGGATTGGGACGGGGGCGAATAACTCCCAGTATACATTGCCGTTTCAAATGCGAGTTGCCCCCGCCGCCTCACACAGCGGTATGACGGTTGCGACCGGTGGTGCGGCTCCCGCCATTACGGCCATTACTGCGAACGGTAATTCGGCGGCAGGTGTGGGCATTCAGGCAACTGCCGCGACAACGGCAACGGACGCTATTGCCCAGCTGCGATCTAGCGGCCCGTCTGCCTATCTTGATCTTTATGCAGGACTTCTCTGATGGAAGTAATTGGATACGATAGCGCGGGTAACGTGCGTGCCATTATCGATGGTGTTGAATGGTCAATCCCACCTGACCCATTGCACCCATTATGGCAGAGGGTACTGGAATGGGGTGGGGATATACCGGCTTATGTTGCACCTCCTGAGACCTTGCCAAATCTTGAACCCGATCAGTTCTGGTTTGTTCTGAGGGTATCGAACTACGAGGACGACTTGAATGCATGGTTAGAACTCCTGCACGAGGCTGACCCCTTGGCTTGGGCCGCAGCGTCCAGTAAACTTGAGTTCGCCAAGTTCTTTGAGCGTGACCACCCGTTCGTTGAAGCGGCTCGTGAGGCCCTTGACATCCCATCTGAACAACTCGATGCCCTCTGGCAATATGGAGCCCAGTCGTGAACCGTAAAACCTACTACGCAACCCTCCGCACCAAATTAACCCAACAGCAAGTTGACGGGCAGGAGGCTATTCTAAACGAGGCGGTCAAGCGGGGTGCGTCACTGACCCTCACGGCCTATGCGCTCGCCACTGCCCACCACGAGACGGGCGGCACATTCGGTCCGGTGACGGAGAACCTGAACTATACCACCGCCGCACGCATCAAGCAGGTGTGGCCCAAGCGGTTCCCCACGCTCGCCAGTGCCGAGCCGTATGTCAAGAACCCGCGCGCCCTGGCCAACAAGGTATATGGGGACCGTGCGGACCTTGGGAACGGTGGGGGGGATGATGGATGGGCATTCCGGGGCCGTGGTCTGGCGCAGATCACCGGTCGGGCCAACTATCGCAAGTGGGACCTTGAGGTATTGCCGGATCACGCGCTCAAACTGCCCGTCGCGGCTCGAATTTTGCTCGACGGGCTCGAAAAGGGCATGTTCACCGGCAAAAAGGTGAGCCAGTACGACAACTACAAGGACATGCGCGCGACGGTCAATGGTGACGGTTCGCTCAATGGTGCCACGGTAGCCGCCTATGCCGAGATGTACGAGCGGGCCTTGCGGGCCGCTGGGTACGGTAAGGTGCCCGTGGGTGTGCCCGAGGTGATCGGCGGCGCAGCTGGCGCGGGTGCCGTAGCTGCCAATGGCGGGCCGTGGTGGCTTGTGGTAATCATAATTGCAATTGCCGTCGGTGTGACGGTCTATCGGAGTGTCAAAAAGTGATCTGGGACATTATCGTTCGGTGGCGTACCTACATTCTCAACGTGGCGCTGGCCCTCGCGTTCATTCTGCCCGAGGTGCTCAACTCACCTGAAATACTGGCCATCATTCCGGCAGAGTATCAGCGTTGGTTCCTTGTTAGCGCGTTCCTGCTCAATATCTGGATGCGTCCGCGTCCCGCCGTGCGCGCCAGTGACCCCGAGGTCCGGGATGCTTAGCGCGATCCTTGCATGGCTAGGTGGCGGTGCGATCAAGCAGTTTACCGACCCCCTTGTGCGCGCCTATGAGGCCAAGCAGCTAGCCACGACCAGTGAGGCCCGACTAGCTGCTGAGCGCGAGATTGCCGCTATCTCCGCAGCGCGAGATATTGCAGTAACGGAAGCGGGCCGCGCTTGGTCCGCAACGTCCGTGGGGCGCTGGCTGATCGTCGTGCCGTGGGGAATCCATTGGGCCTATGGGTGCCTTATTCAGATCATCAACCCGCTAACCGGATGGGGGCTTATCCTCGTGGCCCTCCCGCCCGGTTGGCCCGAGACTGCCCAAATCCTTGTCCCGGCCATCGTTCTGGCCGACGCGGGCGCACTTGCCATACGTGGCCGTCGCGGCTAATGTACGGGTCATGCTTATTGAAACAACCCTCAACCTCCCCACCATCCTAACAATCATTGTGACAGTCGTGGGGGTAGTGACGTGGCTGGTCCGACTTGAGGGTCGGGTTGGTGCGGGGACCAAGGACTTGTCAGACGCAGAGAAGCGTATTGACGGCGTGCACACCTTGACCCTGCTGACCCAAAACCAGCTTGCCGACTATAAGACCCATGTGGCAGAGCACTACGTCACCAAGGCGGGAATGTCCGAACAAACCGACCGACTCATGAAAGCCGTTAATGACGTGGGGCAGAGGGTCGAGTCCATCGGTTCGCGCATCGACCATTTCTACGCCAACCCGCCCCGCACTCCCCAGCGGCGCACAGGAGTCTAACTTGCCAACACCAGCATTGACCCGCGACCAAGCCCAAGAGGCTGTGGACGCTCTAGCCCTGCACGGCTCGCAGGTTGCCGCAGCTGCCGCGCTTGGCATCGCCCGTGGGACCATCCAGGGCCGACTAGCCGC